ACCGCCCTCAAACGAGAGCGGTCTGTGCGATTTTTTTATCTTAGGAGTTCTATATATGTCCTGTTTGTCAAACTTTCATAATACCATTATACGCAGGATAAGGGTGACATTCAATGACATTTCAAAATAATTTTACGAGAAATCGAATTTTTTTCGGAACGCCTGTAACGCTTCGCCGTGCAATCTCAGGGTATGCCTTACGCTCATTTCCATACTCTCGGCAATATCCTCCCACCTCTGACAATTTATGTAATACTCGGTCAAAATTGCAATGTAACGGTAATCGTCAAGTGCGTTGATTTTACTGCGGATTTCAGTTTTCAACCGCACAAGATTGTCAATTTCCCGATTGATTTCAGCCTGAAGGTCTGCAATCCTGTCAACAATCCGCATAGGGTCATTCACTCCTGATGTCTTAACAGGCTCGTTCTGCTTAACTGATACCTGTGCAATATTCAGCCTAAGTTTCGACAGTTCGTGTTCTTTCGTTCTGATCAGCTTATCCGAAACCCTGACCGAATATAAATAATCTTTAACCGTCAATCCGTATCTACCTCGCTTTCAATTCTTCAATCACTCGCTCCAACGCAAATTTTGCGTTATCAGTGAGTTGTCTTTGCCATACGCCATTGGAAGGCGACCACCTGAAACCGTTTTGTTTCAAAACTGTTCTTGTGTCTGCGTCGGGCTTGCCGTCAAATCTAAGCTGTAAACGCATAATATCAGCATTTTCAATAACCTCAAATAAATCTGTATTATATGTTTCATTCGTCTGTTCTGTAGCCGTTTCTTTCAGTCTTTCAAGTTCGGCAATTCTTTTCCGAGTGTTTTTAATTTTTGCGTTATTATTTGTTAAGGTGTATGAAGCAAAAGGTACGCCGTCAAAACTTTCTTTGATAGCCTTGTCAAGCTCTGTGGCTCTTTCATCTGTATAATCTTTATAGCCTTTCATTGTTTTGTGCTTACGATAATAGGCGTTTGTAGCTTTCATTTCTGTCTGCAATGCTTCGGCCTTTGCAAGTTTATTCCGCAACTGCTCTATGGCATCCGCGTCACCCGATTTAATGATATTTGTACCTTTTAACAGCCCTTTGATTTTTTCGGGTATTTTTTGAATTTCATCATATAACTGATAGTGCTTATCTCGTGCGGCATTCTGCTTTTCTTTCTTTCTTACGGGGAAATTACTACCGCCGCTAATCATCACGGACGGACACATCATTTCAATTCTGAATTGCTTGTTATACCATTCAGCAAGGCGACGGGCGTATCTGTCTGCCATTGTCGCCCCTTTTTCTTTCAAGTCGTCGGGTAACTTATCAACAAGGCTGTAACACTCGTCAACTCGTGCTTTATATTCTGCTGTTTTACTGCCGTGCTGATAATCTCTAAAAGACCAACATTCACGGGCTTGTCTTGCGGCGGTTTCGTTAATTTCATAGTATTTTATTTTATTAATCTCTTTCATCTGTTTGATTTTTTCAAAGTTTGTCATTGTGTTTACCTCTCATTTCAATAATTCGTCTGCTGTGACATTGAATAAATCTGACACAGCTATTATGGTTTCGATAGTAGGCTCATTTTTCCAATTTCATAGCTTGAAATGCTTGACCTACTCAAATAGAGCTTTTCACCCAGTTCATCTTGCGTTAATCCATTTTCAAGCCTTAACGCTTTTAGCTTTTCGGGGAATGCCATTATTTTTCACCAATCCTCTCCGTCAAAACTTAATTGTCCGGGCAAAACACCATCCTGCATCCACCAATGGAAGACCTCAAGTCCATTAGCGTGTTGTGTAGCTTTGCCTCTTTGCTTTCTCACTTCAAGCATCTTGTCGAATGCTCTTATATACATTTTTCGGTACTTGGGATATCGTGCAAACTCCGCAAATCTCTTCTTACTTGTCATCGGACAGCCAATGCACCCAACACGGTTAAATCCATAACTGTATAACGGATTAAGATTAATGTGTTCTTGGTTGATGTACTCCCAAACATCACTATCCGACCAATCACAAATAGGGTTGAAAATTATCTTTCCTTGTAACTGACAATGCTCAACTATCTGCCTTTTATCGTCATTGTCATTGTTAAGGACAATTTTATTCGACAGATTAGAAGAATAAGTTTCGATTATTCCCTTCGACCGTCTTTTCGTACTTTCGGCTCTTCGCACTCCTGTGGCAATAGCACGATTCTTACCGCCTGTTTCTTTTAGAATTGCACAACAATATCTTACTAACCTTGTAGGAGGAATACCTTTTTGCACTATCAGTGACCACATAGATGTCGGCTTGCCCTTGTATCTTGGCATATCAATGTTGCATTTTATGCCTTTAGATTCCAACTCCTTAAATTTATTGCGTATGTGGTAAATTGTTTCGGGAGCATCAGCCGTTGTGTGACTATGTTGAACCTCAAAGTCTATGCCTGATTTAATCGCTAAATTTAAAATAATGTCGCTGTCTTTACCTCCTGAATAACAAAGCATAAGCGGTTTATCATAGTAGCGTTTACTTATTTCTGCTCCGTCACGAAGTCGCATTATAGCAACCTTTTCTAAGTCCATTACTTTTCACGCTCCTTTTTTTCGGCAATAAGATGTAAGCCTTTGTAACAATCATCACATAGCTGTATTTTAATTTTTCTCTTGCTGTCGATGGGAATCACAATCCCACTACTGCAATCAGTATCCATCATCCCTACATAAAATTCCTTCATTTTAACTGAGTGCGGATTTGTGATAACTTTGTTACAACTATCACACTGATAGACCCTCATCACTCTTCACCTCCCTCGGCAGGCATAGGCTGATTCCAACATTCAACACATTTGTTGGAATCTTTTTTGCAATCCTCTACGCTCATCAACCCTAATTTGCAATTCTCTGCGCTCATCAACCCTAAATCATGAGGACACACATAGGAGGGTTTACCGTTATTATCGAGAGGAATATTTGGATATTTCTCTAATAAATCCGTCAGATAAGTTCTCTGTGGATTTGCATCGCTCCACTTCTGTATAATTACAATTGCCTTTTCGGGATAGAGCATTTCAAAAGCTGTACATGATTGCCCTTTATTGTTATTTATGCTACATAAAGGACAGTTAGAGCAGCCAAGTTTACATAGCCCATTCTTTGCTCTTTCCGTCATTCTTCGTTTTTCGGCGAAATAATTCTCTGTTTTTGAGCAGTCAATCATTTTCTTCATCTCCTTCAAAATTAACAATTTTTCCATTGTCGGTGTAATCTCGTTTGTCAAATTCAAGTTTCAGCTTGTCGATGACAACTCTGTCGATATGCTCCCAAAACACTTCGTCAGTGTCGGAGTGTTCAATTATTTCGGTCATAGACTTTAGTGCCTTTGCACATCTGTCACGACCAAATCCGAAATCCTTATGCAAAGCATACAGCATTGTTTTAAATACTCTGCGTGTGATGTCCTTGTTTTCTTTTTCTCGGATCTGCTCGTATGCGTTTTTGGCAATCCGTTCAGCTTCCTGTTTGAGCTGTTTCGGGATTTTAGGCGGTATTCTCGCTTTCATCGTTTGCTCTCCTTTCGTCAATCTTATCAAGTGCAGTTACAATCAACGAGCTTTGGGCTTTGGTGTCCATAAGCTCTGCCTGATAGTAAAACCGACCCGTTGTATTCCGTCTGATGATACAGCCTTTCAAAATGTATTCTGCTCCATTGTACAGCACGGTTCTTTCAAGGTTGCGTTTAACTTCCGAGATATTCACAGCATTTCCACCTTGATGTAAATACCCGAAACCTCTGCCCAAAACTTTTCACATATCTCACTTGCGACAAGTGCGTCATCAGACCAAAAGCCGATAGCGGTCATACAATCTTTTAGCATTTTTTGCAGATTGTCTGTATCGGGCTTTGTTATACGATATTCGCCGTCCTGATGTTTACCACGAGGGAAGCACCACTTTGTTATCAACCTGACACCCGACTTGTACGGGTCTGACGGTTTAAACTTTGCTAAATGTGACATGAGCTTTTCTCTTGCCTGTTTCACCTCGGGCGGATTGTAAAAAACAGGTTTGCCGTTTTTTACCATAACCTTATGTTCCTGTGCAGTTACGGTCGGCGGTATCATCGCCATAAAAAATTCCATTTTTAATATTTCACTCCTTTAAAGCATTAAAGCTACTTTTGATTTTTGAATTTTGCTTTTAGTCACAGGTCAGGGGAAGGAGTTGTTGTGCGTAAGCTTCGCACAACTACTTCACCCCTGTGACCTTAGGGAACGGAAACCGTTTATATATACGTAGTATATATACTTTTTCTTTCCCTCGGAAAATCTCGAGAAAAAAGTCATTTTCCGTCATTTTTAGAAAAGGAAAATCTCGGGAAATTTTCCCTATTTTCCCTCACGAAAAGGGAAATTCTCGAATAAATTTTCCTTCCAAATTTGACAGAAAGGGAAAATTTATTCGACTTTTTCCTTTTCCCTCAATCCTGTTTTACCGCCGTCAATCCAAAATCCGCCGTGCTCTTTTAATCGATTTCGGACTGTTTTTTCGGTAACTCCAAGATATGTAGCAATGTCATTTATATCTGCCTGACCGTTATTTTCTTCTGCAGTAAACGCTGTCATAATAGATTCTGAGCGTTCTTTTTTGCGTTCCGATTCACTCTTTTTCTTACCGAAATTCTTCTTGTAAGGCGGGTTAAAATCGCCCTCAAAATTACAGTCTTTCAACACACTTGTTGTATCTGATTTGTGTATCGGATAATCAAACCAAAGATTAAGTGCATCCAATGCCGGAAACTCTCGCAGAGTACCCTCTATTCTCCACGCTGACATCCCTTTTACGGTTTTTTCGGCACGGGCAACATCTGACATCATCAGCTTAAAAGACTGTTCAGGAAGCGTTTTGCGTGCGATGTCAATCATATTATTTGCCATTACCAAATCGTCCTGCGAACACACTTCGCTGATTTTGTTGAAGCGACCTATCCAGTCTTTGCAGATTTTACAGATTCTTTCATCCTTTTGCTGTTTCATCAAATCTTCGCTGATTTCAAGCCTTGTAAGGTCAAGGAGTGCATCGGGGTCACGAGCGAAAACACCCGAGCCCGAAACTCTGTCCATTGACTTTTTACCGCCCTGAGCACCTTTTGAATGGTGATGACAGTAAATTACCGCACAACCGATTTCGGTACACACCTTATCAAACTGGTTGCAAAAGTGTGCCATTTGGTCTGCGCTGTTCTCATCACCTGTGATAACCTTGTATATCGGGTCAATCACTACGGCTATAAAGTTGCCTTTCAATGCTCTGCGTATCAGCATAGGCGCTAACTTATCCATAGGCACGGACTTGCCACGCAAGTTCCAAATATCAATTCTGTTTAAGTTCTTTGGTTCAAGTCCAAGTGCTTCATATACGTCCTTGAATCTGTGAAAACAGGACGCACGGTCAAGCTCAAGATTCACATACAAGACATTGCCCTGCGCACACTTAAAGCCGAACCATTCTGTTCCCTCTGCAATTGCAATACACAATTCGATAAGACCAAATGACTTACCTGCTTTTGAGGGTCCGCCGAGGAGCATTTTATGCCCCTGTCGCAATACTCCCTCAATCAGAGGCGGAGCAAGTTCGGGAGGATTTTCAAAAAAATCTGCGAGGTTGTCAAGATTGGGCAAGTCATCGTTGATACTTTCCACCCAGTCTTTCCACTCGGCAAAATCGGATTTACCAATATTGGTATCAATGATAAACTGCTTTTTGCCGTTGCGGATAACACCGGGCATACGGCTCAGCCTTGACGGATTGCGGTTCTGCTTGTCGATTTCAAAGCCGTTTTTATGGCATACATTGTAGAGATAATCAACCCTTTTGCGGTATTCGTCATAGTTTGCGGCATCAATCTTAACAATAGCGTGGACTGATTTTCCGCCCGAATAAACAAGCACCGCAACAGGCAGCTCAAGCTCTCTGATGATTGCATTTTGTTCTTCAAGAGCCATACAGTCAGATTCCACGAGAGCATAACGATAATCGGTTACATTCTCATTTTTTACACCCTTGCCGTCCAATGGGTTGAACCTTATCCACGCTCCTGCTTCAGGCTTGTAATCACCGAATACATTTGATATATCACCGTCACAATTGTTGAGGGCGGCAATAAGCTCACCTGCCGTACGGTCACAACTGCCCTTTGTAGGCAGATATTTAACCTTGCCGTTATCGTTCTTCTCCCAAGTTTCGGTTACATAGCCAACATTTTCGGAGCTGTCAAAGAGGGTTTCAAGGTAGGTTACAATTTCATTCACAGGATTCCAGTTTGCAGGCTCGTGAAACTTTACACCCTCACAGGCTGTTACTCCGATATCGCCCTGTTCAAAAGCAATTTCATCATTCCAGCCGAGTTCTTTCGATTCACGAAAAGTCATCCCCCTGTCTTTTGCCATTTGGACTATCGTGCCTGCTGTGACAGGTGAGGCAGAGCCGTTAAAGCTCTGCCATTTCTTTTCACACTCACCGTTGTGATATCGGCTGTCTGCTCTGCTCCAATCGTCCCAGTCCTTTACGCTGTATCCCTCTTGTTTGAGTGCCATTCCGACATTTACCCAGTCTTGGTAGTCAAGCTCTGATGGACTGATGTATTCAAGTGCATTAAGTAAGTCCAACCGTATTCACCTCGCTTTGCGGTACATATGTTTTCGGGTTAATGTTTTTCGGAGTTCTCCAACCGTTTGCGGCAATCCTTGAAATCAAAGCTGACGCTTCGTCAAACTGCCATTTGCCCACGTGCTGAAAACCTCTGCTTTCAAGCATACGGATTTGTTTAGGTGTGGTTAAGCCCTCAATTCTTCGCTTTTCGAGCCTGTCAAGAATAAGTTTTGCTTTGCCGGCGCTCTGGATTTCATCAGGGAATATTCCGAGCTTTTCAAGTTTTGCTTTCTGTTTGTCTGTAGGCGGAGAACACTCCCAGCCGAATGCCGGAACATATCCTGCAAGGTCCTGCGCCTGAATTGACATTTCGTACTGCAACGGATCTACAAGTTTGCGTTTGCGTGTTCGCATTTCCGCAAGCTGATTTGCAAGCGCCTCTTCACGCTGAGCAACAACATCTTCACTTGCTTTTTCCTCCGCTTCTTCAATGTCAATCGGACAGCCTGCCTGTTCCGATAAGTTTTCGGTCATCTTTTGTGCGACCTCTTCGTTATCGCAAATGAGATGTGCAGGTCTGCAAAGTTCGTGCCTTTCTGTGTGCCACAAAAAGTCGAGTAGCAAAAGCTCCGTCTTGTTTGGAGCAAGTCTTGTACCTCTGCCGACCATTTGGCAGTAAAGTCCACGCACCTTTGTAGGTCTCAAAACAACAACGCAGTCAACGCTTGGGCAGTCCCAACCCTCGGTTAAAAGCATTGAGTTGCACAACACATTGTATTTATCGTTTTCAAAGTCCTGCAATATCTCTGCTCTGTCCTCGCTGTTACCGTTGACTTCTGCCGCCTTAAAACCTTTCTCATTCAAAATGTCACGAAATTTTTGTGATGTTTTTACAAGAGGTAAAAACACGACAGTTTTACGGTCTTTACAGTATTTTTTCATTTCCTCGGCAATCTGATAAAGATACGGATCAAGTGCCGTGTCAATGTCGCTTGCTTTAAAATCTCCTGCCTGTGTGGCAACTCCCGAAAGGTCAAGTGTAAGCGGTATTGTCACAGCTTTAATTGGTGTCAAGTATCCCTCTTTAATTGCTTTAGGTAATGTATACTCATATGCAAGACTATCAAATACTTGTCCTAAATTTTTCATATCTCCTCGGTCGGGTGTTGCTGTAACACCCAACACTTTTGCATTGTCAAAATGCTCAAACACACGCTGATAGCTGTCGCTGATTGAGTGATGTGCTTCATCAATAATGATTGTGTCGAAATAATCGCTGTCAAAGTTTGACAGCCTTTTCTCACGCATAAGCGTCTGTACAGAGCCTACAACAACCCTGTTCCACGAACCTATGCAACTTTGCTCGGCTTTTTCAACCGACGAATTAAGTCCTGTTGCCTTTTGGATTTTGTCTGCCGCTTGGTCGAGCAATTCTCCACGGTGGGCAAGTATCAGCACCCTGTCACCTCGACGGACACATTCTTCGGTGATTTTTGCAAAAACTATCGTCTTGCCACAGCCTGTAGGCAAGACAAGTAATGTTTTTAAATTGCCGCTTTCCCACTCGGAGAAAACGGCATTCTTTGCTTCATTCTGATACGGTCGTAACTGCATTAAAAGCTACCCGGTGTCCAGTTATTCGGCATCGCAGTATTTGGCGTTGCAGGCTGTGTGTTATACTGTGGCGGATATGTAGGCTGTACATACTGCTGAGGTGCAGGCTGTGCTACGGCAGGAGATACAGTTGTCACCTGCTCATCGTAGGCATAAAAATACTTGATGTCATTTGTTACGCCCTCTGTACCGTCATTCTTGACATATTTGCGTATGATAACCTGACATTTACCTTTCTTGCCGATAATGCCTGTCCAGTCCATACGGAGCGGTTCGCCGTGCTTTTTCATTGACACGGACAAAAAGAGCTGTGACAGCTTCCATTCAAGCGAGGAGTGCAGTACGAAATTAACTGTAATTTCTCGCTTGTCATCTGCTCCCCACACATCAAAAGTCACCTTTGCCATATTGCACGGCGGCAGTTTGCCTTTACCCTGTGAGCGAGCACGCTCAACCTTTGCTACTGTAAAATCATAATCACCCTCGGGGAGCGGTTCATAATTTCCGCCCTCTTCGGTTATTTCGTCGTTCCAACCAAATTCTCTATCCATTTATACATCTTCCTTTCTTATTAAAACGGTAAGTCACGGTTGCTCTGTATCACTTCAAACACCTTATTCCACGCTCCCACAAGGCAACCGTTAATAAATCGTGGGTCATAGTTTGTAATCGGTGTATCGTAAGGGTAGTGTCCCTGTGTAAACACCGCCTGTCTGATTTCGCTTTCATCAACACCGTTAGCTCTCATAAGGTCGGCAAGAGCTTTTGGTATGCCCTCGGGAATATTGACAGATTTATCATTCTGTGGCATAGGTGCAGGTGGTACAGATTCGGGAGTTTTTTCAATTTGCGTAGGTTGTGGTACAGGCTGTGTCGCAGGCTCTGCCTTAGGCGGCTGAGGTATCGGATTCTGTGGAACAGGAGCGTTATTTACAGGTGCAACATCATTAAAAATATGGGCAATGCCTGCATAGCTAAAGTCCATTTCTTCGGGCAGTCCGTGACGGTTCTTTGCGTCCCAACAAGGGTGATGAAGCGTGTACATCACTCTCCCTCCGCCCTGCGCTTTGTACTTTCTGCCGTCTTTGTCGGTCGCTACCGCTACTGTTTTATAATTTGCGAAAAGCACCATATCTGCCCATTCTTTTACAAGCGGAGAAATCTGTGAAGCAGTCTTTTTGCCGAGTTTAAGCTCCCAACGGTCATATTCACCGATTTCATCAGGCTGTGAAAACTTGCGGAGCTGTGCGTGTGCGGTAAGCACAACATTTATACCCCTGTCAATCAAATCTTCAAGGCTGTTCAAGAATCTGCCGAACTCCTCTTTTTCGTAAACATATCCGTTTCCGTAACCGAAATCTTCAATACCTTTTTTGCCGTACTTTGAGCAAATATCATCAATACAAAGCTGTTCTGCCCAGTCGATTGTATCAATAACAACCGTCTTGCATACAGTCGGATTGCTTTTGATATATTCAAGCTGACTCTTTAGCATGGTCCACGATGTCGGCTTATCCATTCTTGCAACATCAAGGTTTTTTGTGCTGCCCTCCGTGTCGATAAACAGAGGATTCGGAAACTGTGAAGCAAATGTTGATTTGCCGATACCCTCAGGGCCGTAAATTACAACTTTTTGCGCTGACTTGATTTTACCTCTTGTGATGTTCATTTATCTCACCCCCTGTACATCTGAAAAATTGATTTTATTGCCGTCAACATCAATGACAACATAGTCGATTGCGTAGTTGAGCAGTTCGTTTGTCAAATCCTGTATTGACTTGCCTGTCATACCTGCAATCAAAACAATTCTTGAATAGTTTTCAGGCATAATCTTGACCTTGGTATAACCGCAGGCAAGCTCTCTGTGCGGATTGCATTTGATTACACATTCATTTGTTTTTGCTGTTGTTTTAGCTGTAGTCATAATTAAAACTCTCCTTCTGTCCAAGTCGGTGTTGTAACAGGTACGGTTGTTTCGGACTTAATATAACCGTCCTCAATGATGATTGAACATTCATCACCGTTTGAAACTCTTGTTGCAATAGCCTGCAATCCCTCTGATTCAAGCCATTTTGCAAAGTCTTTGAGTGTGTCGGTATCCATTTGTTCGAGCTTGTCAAGCAAGACAAATCCGCATTCAGGATTGAGCTTGCGAACAATTGCCGTAGCGACACGAAGCTGTTCCGAACCGCTCATGTTGTCCCACTTAAAACCGTTATATGTAAGCTCGCCCTTTTCAACCGATAAGCCGTCAAGAGGCAAATTTGCGTTATTGAGCAAGTCATATTTTGTTTTGCGGATTTCTTCAAGCTGTGCCGTCATATCGGCGTACTTGCCGTAATATTCCTTTGCGTCCTCATCAGCTTTCGCTTTATCGAGGTTGGCTCTGACTTTGCGGTTAATTTCATCAATCTCGGTAATGTTTCTTTCAAGCTCTGCCGTGCTTTCATCGTGCAGTTCGGCAACGGTCTTTCTGCTCTGTTCAAGCTGTGCAAGCACTTTTGTAAGTTCGGAATTGTATTTTCTCAAATCCTCGTTAAGCCTGTTGATTTTGCTCTGCAAATTGTTGGCACGGCTTTCAAGGTTATCTTTTTCTGCTCTCAAGCGGTTATTTTCACCGTTGCGTGCAAGAATTTCCTGCTGTTTATTGATAAGTTCAGAGGCTGATACAGGTTCGTTCGGCACGCCTTCGTATTCGGGCATTTCGGCGGCAAACTTTTTCTTTTGGTCTGCAATCTGACCGATAGCACGGCGCTCGTTATACACCTGTGTTTCCTGCGTTTCAAGCTCGTAAACTCTGTTGCCTACACCGATAATCTGCAGGAGCGTGTCAGCCTTTTCCTTGCCGGTTGCATTCATAAATTTCGGCAGGTCAAGAGCAAAGTTACTGACAAATGCGTCAAGCAAAGCCTGTCCGCCTTTGTTGCCTGCGGTGTCAATTACTTTAAGACTGCTGTTCTTACCGCTACGCTCCACAACAATACCGTTTGAGAGCTTGATTTTGAGGTGTGGCGGAATTGTTGAACCCTCACGGTACGGAGCAGACGGAGCGAAACGATTACCGCCGAGAGCCCACGCAATTGCGTCAAGAACAGATGTCTTGCCCTGTCCGTTTTTACCGCCCAACACGGTAAGTCCGTTTTCGGTCGGTTCATAAGCAACCGCCTTTACTCTTTTTACATTTTCGATTTCAAAAGCTGATATTTTTACTGACATATTAAAGTCCTCCTTGACAATTCGCTTAAAATTGTCTATCATTTAATTAAGGTATTTTTCTTTGTCCGTTGAGGCTTTGCAGAGCTTCAGCGGATTTTTTCTTTTTTTCTTTGAAGTATTGCATATTTTTTTCGTGCTTGATATAGGCGAGCTGACCTGCAATCGCTACAAAAGTCAGCGCTTTTTCGTTCAAAAAAATCTTTTCCGCAACGCTTACAATGTTGTACGGGTATTCTTTTAAACGATGTGCAACTGTCGCAATCTTTTTCGCATGCAATACAGCCTTTGATATTGCTCCAATTCAAGCACATATCCTTTTGCCAATATTCACTGTATTCCTCATCAACATTTGAGTTCGTTTTTGCAACACAAAGTAAATCTCCTGCGATGATTGATAACAATAGATTAGCTTTGTTTTTTTCTTTGTCCGACATAAGTCGCTTGTATTTTAACGGCTTGTCAGGCGTTCCGTCTCCAAAGTTTCCGTTGCCTATATAATTTCGTACTTTGTCAAGATTTTCCGTGAGATACTTATCAAATACACGTCCTCTGATAGCTTTAACTGATCGACCGATTCTGTCGGATATTTCTTCATATTTGCTTCCGCATTTAATCATTTCACCAAGTAAAGTGTATTCAGATTCAGCCCATTTTTGATGGTTATCAGCTTTTACAGGACGGTATTTGATGTTTAGGTCATTAATTCTGCGCTGTATGGCTCCTTCGCTACGGCACAATATTTGTGACAGTTCTTTGTAACCATACTTTTGCTTTATAAGCAATTCTTTGAGAAGGTTATCTTCTCTGCTTGTCCATGGAGTTGCTTTGATAAAACTGTTCCTTAATATGTCTGCCTCTCGTTTTGGATTTACCCAATCGGGTTCAGGGCCCAATTGATATCTTTCAAGTTTCGAAAAATCTAAAAAATATTGATTTTTCTCTGCCCAAATCCAAAATTCATCTATGTAAACAACAATAAAATTTGTTTTTGAACTTCTTGATATGTTGTGAGTAGGCAGATTCCTATTTTTTACCCACGATGTTTTTAAATAAGTGGCAGAAGTGTTTGGACGAATGAGTTTATAAAGATTGCTTATTGTGATGTATCTATAGCCATTACTCAAGAAAGGTCCTAAGTTTAACTTACCGGCTTTTAGCCTTATTGCACATTCGGATCTATCAAGGTGTTTTGTTATAGTAACCATATTAACGTTGCCCCAAGCAGAAATAAGATAATCTATTTCATCGACCGTCCATGTTTTATTTAACCTCGACATTTGCTGACACCCACACATTCAAAACCGAAGGATTCGGATTCAGGCGTTTCAAGGGCTTTGAGTTTGCGTTTTAGCTCTCTGTTCTCGTGACGAAAACCGCTTGACGCTGTTTTTTCGAGCGCAAGGTCCGTTCTTGCGTTTCTCAGCTCAATGCTGAGATGTCTGTTCTCTGCTCTGAGGTTTTCGATATCTTTGAGCAGTTTCCTTTTTGTCGGGTAGTTTCTTAACCACATTGTTAATGCTCCTTTATGTATTGTCTGATTTCTTCCTTATCAAATCGCCAAAGCTTTCCGATTTTGTGGGCAGGAAGAACGCCCCTTTGTGCAAGCCGTGTTGTGTAATCAACATTAAGTGCAAGCAACCGTGCCACATACGGCACATCAATTATCACCGGCACTTCATCCCAATTGATGATAGGTCTTTCTCTCGGCATATGTACACCTCCTATTTTTCGTTGGTAATTTTGTCTGAAACGATTTCGACTGATTCAACATCAGCAACGCTTGATTCAGTCTATAAGATTTTTGATTCTTTACCTATAGTAGTAGATTTCAAAAATCAAATAGAAGCCACAAACAAATCAAATAACGGTAATCAAAAATTTGATTTACAGAAAGGAGTTGCAAAACTTACTCCTGTTGGAAAAGCGTTCATTGATGTTTGTCTTCGTCCTTTGCCCACTTAATCAGATTCATAATTTGAGCGTCGTGCTTATCAAGGTAGCTGTCTATTGTTTTATACAAATGGGCGGCTACTATTTTTATTGCTAATACTGCTGAAACAAAAGCTGTGCAAAGCATTAGCAGTCCTAAAATTATTATTACTTCCGTCTTTTCTTCACCTCCTAAGCTGATTTCTGCTGTTCGGCAAAGTTAGTTTCTGATAGTTTCTATGAAACAAGAAGGATTGTTAGTTCTTCCTAATAAGTAATCGGTTGAACAATTAAAAATATCAGCTAAACTCAAAAGTATATTAATGGGGATATTACCTTTTGTTTGCCAATTATAATAACTTTTACGTTCAATTTTCAACTTATTAGCAAGGTCTTCTTGTGTCATATTAGCTCTTGCTCTTTCGGCTTCAATATTTGGATATAAAAACAGCACCAATCTCACCTCCTTTATCGCATCAAGCAAAATACTCTTATTGCGTATTTACAAGCTAATTATATACGCAATAAGAGTATTTGTCAATATCTTTTACAAGTAAATTACGCACAAAGAGTATTGCAGATTTTTGTGCAATTACACTAATTGAATATTATTTTAATTATTCGCTTGACATTTTTACTCATTTAGAGTATTGTATTTATAACAAATAAATCGTTTTATTGGAGGGAAAAATATGCTTGGAGAAAAACTTAGAGAACTTAGAACAGAACTTAATCTTAATATGAAACAAGCTTCCGAAAAATTAGGGATCTCATACACAACTTACGTTGGCTATGAAAAAAATGAAAGGGAACCAAACTCTGAAACTTTAATCAAATTAGCTGATTTTTATAAATGTTCTGTCGATTATTTAATAGGAAAAACTATAAGACTAAATTTTATTCCACATGAAATCGAAGAAGCTGAAATTAAATGCCCTTTGTGTGATTATGATTATGTCCATTTTATTAGAGTTTTATCGGTAAATTTCTCACAAGAAAAAAGTAGCGGAATGGCTATGGAATTTTTATGCGAGGATGGGCACAAATTTTATATTGTTGTTGAAACATACAAAGGTAATACATATATGGTAAATGTAGATGACAATAACAATATTTTAGGGTACACCTCGTTTATTAATAGTAACTCAGACGACAAAACAAACATTCACAAAGAAAAACTAATTACTAACTATGCGGCATTAAATAATTTTGGAAAAAATAAACTTCTCGAATATTCAAATGATTTAATATGTAGTGGTAATTACAATAAAGTTTACAAAATAAAAACTGCCGCCCGAGACGGAAGTTTTAAGGAAACAACCGTTACAGACGACGATTTTAATAAACTTATGGATTTGCCTGATGTTGATGACTTAAAATAAAGTCTTGAAATTTTTTGTAAACTTCCCGTTCAAGCGGAGCAATTAAAAACTTGTTCCGCTTGTAGAGCTCCTGCATTCGTTGCCAGCGATATTCCGCTGCAGTTTGACTTATATCACAGAGCTGAGATATTTCGTCAGCACTTTTGACCTTTAATCCCCACAACACACAAGCCGGAGCAAGTAGCCTGCTTGCAAATACATTTGCTTCCTGTTCAATGGGATTGTCATTTGGCGAGATTTCTCGGTTGATAAGTTCATAGCGGCCAACATGGCCAAGCATAATGTGTCCGAGCTCGTGAGCAACGGTAAAGCGTTTCCGCTGTCGGTTGCAGTCTTGCCGTACAAGTATGATAGGCTGATTGTTAATGACGGTGCATTTACCGTCATTGCCCTGCTCAAACTTATCATAATACTTTACTGCAATGCCGAGCTTGTAACACAGTTCAACAATATTAACAGGGAGTTCTCGGACGTTTTCTTTTAACAGGATTTCCCACGACATATTTCGGGACTTCTGATACTTTTTATAATCCATAAAAATCACCTCGTAACTATTATGGATTACAAAAATAAATTTACAGCAATAAAGCAATAACAAAATAAAAAACCGCCCTGCTCGACTGGTACTCGAACAGAGCGGAATCACCTACACAGGGTGCAGATGATACGATTAAAACGCAAAATAATTGTATCACACTCCCCTGAATTTTTCAAGTTTTGAATATCAGGGGATTTTTGCACCCTTTTTTAAGCAAAAGGAGTGTATAAAATGAAAAAACGCAAAGACGGGCGCTATCAGAAGAACATCTATATCGGACGAGATGAAAACGGTAAACGAAAGTACAAATCCGTATGTGGCACATCACGAAAAGAGGTTGAAACGCTTGCCGCCGAATTAAAACAAAAACTCGGCAAAGGCATAGATATCTCATCAGATGATACATACGGATGTTGGAAAAAACGCTGGCTAACGGTTCAGAGGTCACTGCAAACACCACAGCAATACAAAACGCTTGAACGGTATCTCAAACATTTTGCAGAGCTTGAACCTTACAAAATCAACAAGCTGACAATTGCCGATTTTCAGGAAATCGTGTTCGACTTAGCCGCTAAGAACCCAACAACAGGCAAACCCACAGCGAAAAAATCGCTGAAAGAGTTCATCGCAACCGCAAGCCGAGTGTTTGAGTATGCTATTGAAAACCGAGCTATCGACTTCAACCCACTGAAATATGTCAAAATATCAAAGAATGCGGCAAAGAAAAAAGAACGCAGAGCCTTGTCACCTGAAGAGCAAAAGCTAATAATCAACACTCCGCACAGAGGAAGATTGCCGGCAATGATTATGTTGCTTGCAGGACTGCGAAGAGGTGAATGTCTCGGCTTGCAATGGGCGGATATTGACTTGAAACGCAACAAAATAAATGTTCATCAGACTTTGGTTCTTGACGGAAACAATTCTTACATAAAAGCAGGAGCGAAAACAGAAGCAGGTGTCCGCAAGGTTGATATTCCGACCGTTCTGTCAGACTATCTGAAAAGCTTTGCACCCCACTCCCCATTTGATTATGTAGTCACAACCACCAAAGGCAAACTTATGACAAATTCAGCGTGGCGGAGATTGTGGGAGAGCTACATCAATTGCCTAAACCTCGAAGCATTCAATTCACAGCAAGGCAAAATTGTCGGCATTGCTCCACGCAGTAAATACTGCCCCGACGGTATTCCGCAGGTCATAGAACCGTTTACAGCTCATTGTCTTAGACACACCCACGCAACAAATCTTTTCTATTCGGGCTATGATATTCTCTACATTCAACACCAGTTAGGGCATACTAAACCCGAAACCACCTTGAACATTTACACGCATTTAATGCAAGATGATACTGAAGCACCTGCGAAAAAACTTGATGATTTTCTCAATCGTAAAATAAGCTAAAAAATAAATGCAAGGCAAATGTTAGGCAACTGAACTTGAAAAGTCCGATAAACACTAAGTTTTTCACACATTTATTAAGTGGTTTGGGACCAAGATGCCGCAGGTTCAAGTCCTGTCACCTCGACCAAAAAAGGTGGTTTTTTAACCGCCTTTTATTTTTTGCCAAAATTACTTAAAATGCCTTAAAAGTGGCTTAAACACTGGGTTTTTGAGATTTCAAAAATTCAGTTGAGTAATTTTGAATTAAGTTAAAACAAGATAAAATGCAGTCAAACTTACTGTCAAACTTACTGTCATTTTAGTTTGCCTGCCGATTTTCAAAGGAACAAGATAATATATTTTAAAATTTTATTACACCGTAGCACAAAGATTTTTTACTATTAAAATGGCAAGATGTTAAGCAATCAGAACGCTTACCCTTTTGGTAATTATTTATTATTGATTTAACTTAAAGCATTATGTATAATAGTTTTATAACAATAGATTTACAGGGAGTAGTAATGAATACAGTAAATGAAATTAAATATTTTATAACACAAAAGGAAGATAATGGTGCTCTTCTATTAACAGGAAAATGGGGCTGTGGAAAAACTTACTTAGCTAATCAAGTAATCAGCGAGCTTAACCAAGGAAACGATTTTATTGCAGTTTCCATATCATTATTTGGCGTTGATTCAATTGAGTTGCTACATAAAGAAATTAAAAACAAGGTGTTTTTTAGCAGAGGATTTGAAAAGGCACATAAAAAGGGCAAGAATGTATTTTCTAAAATAAAGAATTTTTCAAATAACACAACTGCAATTTTAGGTGAAACTTTTCAAATTGCCAAAAGTATTAACAAGGCTCTTAATATTCGTTGGCAAGATTTTTTTAATGTTGAAAAATACATATACTGTTATAAAACTAATTTTGAAACAACCAATTGCCATAATAAAAACACTGAAAAAGGTAAAAAATTCATCAAAAAAAGATTGGTCTTATTCTTCGATGATTTTGAACGCTCTAAACTTGATAGAATTGAGTTAATGGGTGTAATCAATGAATATTCTGAAAACAGAGGAATAAAAGTAATTATTATTGCAGACGAAGAGAAAATAGCAAGTAATAAAGCTGATAAAAATAATTCCGATACTAACCATCAAATAGATAACACTAACAATACAAACCTCAGTACAACCGATAGCAATTTTAACTATTCTGATTTTAAAGAAAAACTTATATCTCGAACATTAAAAATTGAACCCGATTATAAAACTGTAATAGATACTATCCTAAGTTCTTACCAAGAAATAGTTATAGGCTACAAAGATTTTCTTATAGATAACAAGGATATTATTTATCAGATATATATTGAAAGTGATTCAAATAATTTCCGTTCAGTAAAAGCCTTTATTATAGATTATGAACGATTACATGAAGCTTGGCAAAATTCAAACATTTCCAGTGAAAATGAACCAAGTATGTTTTACAATTTCGGTGCTATGACATTTGGAGTTAAAATGGGTTATTATAAAAAAGGAAAACACGGACTGCTATTATCATCCAGTGACTTAATGCAAAAATTTCTAAAATGGAATAATACATATAATTTTAAAGCTTGTCAGGATTGGATTTTAAACAATGTATGGAGTAAAGAAAATTTTATATCTGAAATTAACAAAACATTCAAAGTACAATCATATACAGCAGATGAAAAATTTATGTATTTTAATCTTTGGGATTTGGAACAAAAGGATATAGAAAACGGTTTACCAAAAGTAATAGAAAATGCTTATAATGGAAAATTAACAAGAGATCAACTTATTAATTTATTACAAAAAATTCATTATTTAAAAATATCCTCACTTTCTTTACCTTGCGATGTTGACTATTCAAAAATTGAAAGTGGTTTTGAAATTAGAAAAAAATGGATACTTGACTTTAAAACAATTGAGCCTAAAAGGCAAACTTTTTCTGAAAAATCTCAAATTGACGAAGAAGCATATTCTTTGTATGAAAACATTGAAAAATTTGATTCAATGATGTATGCTTTAGAACCTAGAATGGAATTTAAAAAATATCTTGAATCAACTGATAGTAAAAACACCTACGATTTTAGACACAAGCCCATAGGATGTTTTGATAAAAATCTCATGGAAATGTTTTGTCAAAAATATTTACAATCAAACAATGCTAGTAAAAGAGGAATGTGTTTTACTTTTCTCGATATAGATTTTCGTGATAATGAATATTCAGATCATGATGTAAAAGAAACAATAGCGAATCTGAGAGAATTACAAAACAGACTAAATAACTCTGAACAAAACAAAAAAGACTGCATTACTGCTGCAATCAATAAATCGTTTTATGATAAAATTGATTCTAAAATTTCAGAAATTGAACAGTTTTATAATTCTATTAAAAACAGCTAATATAAAAAGAGGACTCGGTTTTGGAGCAGTCGAAGCAAGATGTTATTACTGATTTTTTAGTGTTATTTAACATATTATATTTACTTTATAGAACAATAATTTGTACAAAATAACATTAAACAACACATAGTAACACTAACCGAAAGAAGAAATTTCGGATAATTTTTAGAAAATTTTTAGAAAGATTTTAGAGAACGCAACATCTATCAACTTATTGCTTGTACAATAAACCTACACTACATCTTAATACATCAGAAGTGTCTTTATCAATACAGTAAACACTTCTATGTTCAAGTCTTGCCTTTTTAATATCTCTGATTTTCATTAGAATACCTCCTTTAAGTCCTGTATAATCTTTCTTCTTAGGGTTGGGGTTATTGCTATACCTATCAGGTGAGATTCTACTGTCGTTAAAGAAATTTCTTCATCCTTGATTGCTTTTGATAATACCCTTATGTATTTATTATAGTCAGGGTGCTTTACCGCTTCCTCGGCTGATAGGTGAAAAATATTCTTCAAACTCTCATCACCTACAAAACTACATATTGTCATCTTAATACCTCTTTTCTATTTTAAATATGATTGCTTTTCTATTAAAAAGTGTACCACATATAAATCACAACCAGTAAACCTACTACTACTGAACAGATAAATAGTAGTACTCCAATATCCATATACTCTACAACCTTTCCTTTTATTTTATTATATTATACCATATATTATAATTAAATTGAATACTTTCTTTAGTATAATATTTATTTTTAACATAGAAAAAGAGGGTTCATAAAGAACCCTCTCTTCCCAATAATTATTTTAAGGATTTACTCTTGCTATCAAATTTAATCATCTGTACTCATAGTGACCGCCGTCTTTGACTTTCTCGTCATAGGCTTCTTTCCAATAGCCGTCTTCTACTGTTTTGGTTCCTGTTTTTACATACTCTTTCTCATAATGATATGCCCCTGCTCCATTTTCTCTTGCTTCCCAAAGAAGATGTTCTCTTCTCAGGTTAGCATCTGTTAACTTCATACCGCAATTATTACATACATTGTATCCTACCCATCCATATACATCTTCTTCGTGAGTACCTGTTACAATCCACTCTCTTTCGTGGTGTACTGTTTTATAATCATCTACCCATACCTTCTGCTTTGGCTTTTCTGTAGTTGTTACAGTACTTGAAGAAGTGCTTGGCTTAGCTGGCTTCTGATTATTACTTGAAGAGTTGCTTGGCTTCGCTGGCTTCTGATTATTACTTGAAGAGTTGCTTGGCTTAGCTGGCTTCTTGTCGTTATCAGATGTATTTGTCTTTGAAGAGTTGTCTTTCTTTGAAGATGTATTTGACTTTGTATCTTCTTTCTTTTCGGTGTTACCCTTGTTGCTGTTGTTTTTGTTAGATACTGTAGTTTTTACATCGTCAACCTTAACTGTAACTGTCTTACCGTCATCGGTTTTTACTTCTACCTTGCCGTCTTTTACTTCGACTTTCTTACCATTCTTATCAGTGATGTTGCCGTCTTTGTCGACTTTGATTTCACCCTTGTCTACCAAATCTTTAACTGCCTTTGGTACTGTTACTGCAGGAACTGTAGTTGCCTGTGCAGTGGTCTGAGCAGAAGTTGTTGCGGTCGGAACTTTGTCACTTTTACAACCTGCAAGAAGACTTGTGCCGACTGTTGTGCCTGCAAAAAGTAAGGTCATACCGCAAGCCATAGCTATGACTTTTGTCTTAACCGCTGTAACTGCACCTGTCTTAACCGCAGTTGCGGTACTCGTTTTTACCGCTGTTGAAACACCCTTTGAAGCCGCAGTTACAAGGCTTTCTCCGTTTGGAAGTGTGATTTTTATGCTCGGAACGCAAAGGCTCTTTGCCTGCTCTCTGAAAATTGTTGTAAAGAACGGCACAAATACAACACCGTGAAGCTTGTCACCGCTTTTGTTTTCGTAATCTTCAATTGCAGTTTTCATCTTTGCCCTTGAATAATTGAGCCTTGAAAGCACAGTACCCCTTGAACATTCAAAGACTTCTGCGATTTCATCAACAGTCATTTCATTAAAATAGTGCATAATCACTGTCTGATACTGAACATCGGACAGTACTTCCTGCATAATCGAAAGAATAATTTCTCTCTTTGCCTTGTCTGAAATGTATTCTTCGGGAATTGATATACGCTCGTCAACTATTGCCTGATTTTCAAAAATTTCATCGTCCAGTTGGATTTCACCTTTACCTTTCAAATAATTTTTGCACTTATTAACGGCAATTCTGTTAAGCCAACTTCTGATTTGTGATGATTTTTCCAAAGATTGGATTTTTAAAAAAGCCGTTATGTAAGTTTCCTGCATAATGTCCTGTGCGGTTGTTTCGTTCTTTAAAAAGCTGATACAAGTAAACCACACTTCACGCTCTGTAAGCTTGTAGAGCTTTTCAAATGATTTGTTATCTCCCTTCTTAATTTTTTCTACTAAGTGGGAAATGTTCATAAAATAACCTCCTCTCATTTCCTTTCATAATATAGACAATTTAAAACGGCTTTTGATTTTATAAAATCGAAAAATTTTTCAAATTTTTTCAAAAAAGCAAATATTTTTCGCATAAAACAAAAAGTGCGTAGCTGAAGCTACGCACGAAAAATACATAGCTTTGATTGTTGCGACACAATATTTCACTTATAAGGTGTGAAAAGTAAAGCCTGTATTTTTACCGAAATAAAAATACACACTTAGGTGAACTTAAAATTAAATTTTTGTTTGGCATTTTTATTTTAGCATACAATATGTGAAAATTCAATATTTTTGTAAAATAACTTTCAAAAATTATATGAATGAAACTGTAAAATTTGAAGTAATTTCAATTTTAGGGGGAACAACTTTTCAGCTGTTCCCCTTTTTTGTCAACTGTGTAATGTTGGAGTTTTGTTTTCGCTTTGATTATACTTTTCAGAACCGAACATATCACGGATTTCATCAAGCGTTAATTCTCGTTTGCTTTTCTTGCGGTACGGCTCTGTGTGGTAATACCAAGCCTGTTTTTTGTGAGCGTATCGGAATTTTAATTCTTTCAACACTTCTTTGTGTGCTTTGGTGTTTCCCGATACCCACAACCAAGTACCGCAAATTTCAACCTCAATGTCCGAAAGACTTGTAAGCACATTGATTATATTTATAAATTCCTGCGGTGTTTCCGATGTTTCTTTGGTGTAGGTTTCACCCTCTGAATTTGTATGTATATTTTTCAGGCGTTCCCACAAAATCTCATATTCGTTTTGCATTACCTTAAATTCTTCTGTATCACCGCCTAAATCGGGGTGAAGCTGTTTAGCTAATCTTCTGTATTCCTTTTTGAGGTCTTCTGCTGTGTTACAGTTTGTAAAGTATTTCATAATGGTTTCTCCTTTGAAAGTTAATTTCAATTAAACTTTATATTCGGTAATTCTGAATTGGTGGGCTTTTAATAAGTCCGATTTAGATATTCACGCTGTATTTTTCACTCCTTTCTGATTTTTTATATTCGTTTAAATCGTCATCGTATGGGCTTTATGAGCATTAAAAGCGTAGCGAAATTTCATAAGTCAAGAAGCAAGTTTACGATACGCCGTAGGGCAATTCTTTACTTATAAAATAAGCGTAGCAAAATGTGAAATTAAAGCCTACGGTGACGATTTGAATATAGAAAACAGTTAAGGCTTGTGAGCATGAATATCGGCAAAAATCGGACAAAAAAATAACGCTATGGCTTTAACCATAGCGAACCTTATAAAAATAAACCGCAGAAAATATAAAATTCCCTGCGGTTTCGTTATGATTAGTTACAAATATCCCAAAATTCGCAACTCCATGTGTTTTTATATAATCAAGAACTTCAAAGATTGCTTTAGAGGTTCAAAAAATATGAAGGAGGATTTTTTATGAATAAAAAATCTTTTAGGGTGGTACTGCTCACCTATTTTGCAGTAGCTTTTTTCGTAATTATGGCTTTCGGCTCTGAATATCTTTCAGAGTGCAACAAACTCGGAATACCGTTTTCTTTGTCAGGAGCAGTAAGTTATTTGCTGACAGGGTTTATCTGCCTAATTGCAATGACTGTTTTGGTTGTGGTTTTCTTGTTGGTATTGGAATTGAGCGACAGAAAATCTATCAAATCCGCTCTTCGCTTAACAGCTAATTTTGCTTCAAACAAAGCAAGAATGAAAGTTGTAAACAGCGTTTATCCGAGCTTACTTTACTTTTTGTATGATGTATTACAGAGCAACAACGAGTTTTTAAAACTTCCGCTTGGTAAAGATTGCAGTTCTCTCTTAAAAGAGGGGTACAATCCACTATGTGTTGACAACTGTATTTTTTACACCTTTCAGATTATTATGCCAAAAAAATCATATGACTTTGATGAAGATACATTAAAGCAAATTATCCAATCGTATATTGAAGCTCAATTGCTTAATTACGGCATGGTTAATTTACCCTCATACTACAACAGCAAATCCTACGGTATGATACCGAGCGTATATATTGAAAAGGTTGTATATAACGAGGAACAGCATTTACTAAAATTTGCCGTGATGTATATTAGCTGTGAAGATGATGTAAGGCATTATATCAAATCCAAAAAGAGAGATGAACAGCTGAATATAACAACAGATAAGGTGTATGACGATGAGGTTTGATAGCAGTAAATTAACTGTCGGTGTAGATTTATCTATTCTTTCACAGGGTGTAAAAGTGCCTGTTACGGTGGACTTTTCCTCTGTACCTCATATGCTGATAGTAGCACCAAGCGGAAGCGGTAAAACTTATCTTCTAACATACATATTAGGTCAAATAGCAAAGAAGTCTGTCAAATTGATTTTGGCAGACTTTAAAGGCATTGACTTTATTGAGTTTAATGACTGTCGGAATTACTATAAGCATAATTCTGTCGGTGAAGCTGTTGACTGTGTTTTTGATGAATTACAAAACAGAATGGCAAATGCAAGTGTAAATTCAGAATATGAACCGATTTATTTATGTATTGATGAGTGGTCAGGTTTCCTCAGTTCTTTAGCCGTAAAGAAAGAGCAGGATCACTACAAGCAAAAACTTGCCAACATTCTTATGTTAGGTCGAGGTGCAAATATTTTTATCATTATGTCACTACAAAGAGCCGATTCAACATATATTACAGGACGAGATAACTTTGGCAATGTGGTAGGTCTTGGTACGCTCAGCAAAGAGAGTATAGCAATGGTATTTAATGATAATAAGGAGATGATAGAACCAAAATCAAGGGGCAAAGGATATCTGCAAACTGACGGAAAGCCTTTGAGAGAAATAGTTGTGCCTATGTTACGAAACATAAACGATACAAAAGCCGTTATAAAAACAGCTTTATCCCGATAATTATTTGTACAGCAAATTGAATATTTATGCACAAGAATAGCTCAATCATTACTCTGATTGGGCTATTTTTTATGCTTTAAAATAAATTGTCGTTGCTTGTGGTTTATGGCAATGTTTTATGGTCGATAAAATAGCGTTTTTTACTATTAGCCAAAATTGCACTATACCCTATAACACATTTCTTTGTACCCTAACACTTTCAAAATCTAAAACCATACCTTTTTTGTCGTGGTTGATACATCTGAACCTTGGTTGAGTATCAATTCTTCCCTGCGTTTCTAACATAAGCACTTATAGAGTGTGTCCTGCACTCTGTGTAAATTTATGGCACAAGAAAGTTGTCAATAATTATGCAAAGAAATGCATACAAGAAGGCTATTGGAGAAAGAATACAGCAGTTGAGAAAGGGGCTTAGAAAAGAAGGCTTTAACGGTCAGCCTAAGACTGTAAATGAGTTTCTTGAGTTTTTAAACCCGAAAATTGATGATGATTATGATAATTACGGTGACTATTCGCTTACTGACATTAAATTTAACTATAAAAAGGATTATGTCAGTAAGGTTGAACACGGAATCGTTTTTCCGTCCACTGATTTTTTATTTCTCATTCATCTGCGTTTTAATGTTTCTTTAGATTATTTGGTTTTCGGTCATAATTTACCCGAAATTGAAGAATTAAGGAAAATTTGTAAACATTCAGGTAAAAGCAAGATTAACGATTTTTGCTTTAATTGCTTTAATTTATTAGAGGGTAATTCAAAATATATCGAAGATTTTGATGATGAAGATGAAGATTTTTTTCTTGATTATAGAGCTCGATTAGATGAGGTACGCAAGTATTTTTGTAATCATCAACAAAGGAAATTGACACAAAAACAGTTCAGCGAATTGTTAGGTGTATCTAAAAACACAATGGACAAGTATCATTCAAAGAAAAGTGATGTTCAGAGCAAAAAGTATGCAGACATAAGAAATACTGCTCTTGAGTATCTGATTAGATTTTCGCTCACTACAAAATGTTCGTTAGATTACTTATTGTATGGTACATATCTCTTAGAGGGCTTTCCCAGTGAACTTATGGAATTGCTTCGTAATTATGACTATGCAAAGCAAACGCAAATCTTGAAGTTGTGGCTTGAAGAAACAAAAAAATTTTTTAAAAATTCTTAAAAAGGGGTATTTCCTATCCAAAGTATCCCAAAATTCGCAACTCCATGTGTTTTTATATAATCAAGAACTTCAAATGAAGTTCAAAATAAACAGAAAGGAGATAGCTATGGATATTAAAAATGCAAAAATTGATGTACTGGGTTCTGTTGGCAGTAAGTTATTGTTGATAGATGTTATACCGTCATATGCCTATGTGGATGGACGCCGAACAAGCACGGTTACAGGATATAAGTATATCGTTATTCTTGAGGAAAATAAGTTTGATAGGCTTAGCGTTCGTATTGACGGTGATAAACAGATTGACAATCCTATTGACGGCAACAGCCGTATTTATGTACGCTTTGATAATCTTGAATTATCGCTGTATTGGACAAGTGCAGGACATCAGATTGCGGCAAAGGCAAGTGCTATTCATTTAGTTAATGAGAGTCTTAAACCGCAAAAGTAATTGCTTTGCCGTGGGCGGTAGCACCGTCAAGGTGCGAACCGCCTGACGGCAAGTCAATCCCCTCACTTTTAATGAAGGGGATAATATAATTTTATCGAATATGCGTTCGATATTATAGGAGTGATTATATGAATGGATAAAGAATTGAAAGTCGGTGTAGATGAATTTTCTTTAGTTTTCTTTTATCCGATTGACGATGTTTGTAACGATTGGCAAAGTACAGCTTATTCAATGATACAGGAATTTATCTATAAGGCAGACATAGAACTGTTGCTCGGTAAAGTTGTAGAAATGCGTGATAAAAAGCCGCAGGCATATTCACAAGCATTTACTATTGAGAACGCTCCATATTATTTCACTATAGCGTTACACGAAACTTTTGTGCATATGGGAATATTAGTTCGTTTCTCTGCTCACTCTTGGGCAGTATATCAAAAGCGGTATTTTGATTTCTACGGTGAGAATATAAATATCGGAAAATTTTTAAGCAACATTGAAAGTCCGTTATACAGATACAGACTGAGCCGTATAGATTTAACTGCTGACTACAAAAATTATGATTTATCACCGCATAGCATATACAGCAGGTTAAAGGACGAAAGTCTACAGGTGCTTGACTGTAACTACAGACACAGTAAAGGAAAGATTTCTTCTGTTGAAAAAAATTTGGTGACTGAGTCAATCTATATCGGTTCAAGGGCTGAAAACGCACAGTCACTACTTCGGGTTTATGATAAAAAATCGGAGCAAATTAGCAACAACGGTTTTCGCCTTGATGAAGCATTGCAGTGCGACAGTTGGGTTAGATTTGAGGCTTCATACAGAGGAAACTATGCTCATCAAATAACCGAGCAATTGGAACATATAACAGATGATGTTTCTGTATCGCAGTTCATTGCAAGCAAAATATGTGACAGATACCGTTTTTATGACCCTCTTAACAGCTGTTTTACTGATTTTACAAACGACCTGCTTAAAATAATTGAATGCAGTAATTTTCACGCTTTGCGTTGTGAAAGTCCTGCTAACAATAGTTTGAATAAAAGCATTCAGCATATTATTTACGGTAGCGGTTTGTTCCCTTTGATATACAAAATCAGCGTTATATGGGGTGAAAAAGCTGTTGCTGAATTTTGGAGTATTCTGTATGAAATATACAAGAAATACCATAAGAAAAAACTTGAAATTAACCCTCAGATAAGGGCTTGGCTTAGAAAGAATTTTCTTAGCTTATCACAGCAAAGTTTATCAGATTGCTTTGTCAGTGTTGACCTTACAAAGATTGATGTTGCCGAGATTGTAAATAAGATCTCCGAAAGTGACAATCCGTTTACACTAACGGCAATAAACACAAGCAGTAACACAGATAATCAGGTAGTATCTGATGAAGAATTTGAACGCACTTTTTATTCAAAGGATATGGAGTGAGATATTGAACCCGAAATACATAAATACCGAGAAACTTAATTTCTTATAAACACACAAATAAAAACCGAAAAACCTAAAAACTGATTACCATAGAAATATGATTATCTTACTTCATATTTTTATATTATAATTTTCTATAAGGAGAATGATTATGAGTGATAATTATATGCTTAATGAAGTAGTAAAGTATTGGAAGCTAACAAATGACCTTTTAGTAGCTTTTGAGGACTTTAACGGTCAAATACAAAAGCATACGGTTCATTTGCCAAAAGAGGACATTGACACAATTCTTAATATCGGAATCACAACAGGTATTAAAAATTGGTGCGACAGAGTTGATATTTTAGAGGACAAACTGCTTGGGACTTATTATAGTGAACAAGTGTCAAGAGGCGGTTCTCTGATATTTCATGACAAAATTTTTGATAGAGTCGGAGTTATGACTCTTTCGAATTTTCTCCAGTCATATGGCTGTATATACAGTGCGGCAACCTCATACGGTCTTAGTGAGCATTGTATTGACGGTTACTTTTACAATTCACCTCGCATATGTGATTACATCATTCAGTTCGCTTTGTTTGAAGATATACCCTATTTTCACGCAGAAGAAACGGAAGGTGGTAGCATATGAATGATGAGAAAAAGAATATGTGTGATGAAGATGATTCCGATGAAATTCTCGAATATACAGGCGGTAGCGAGCTTAGCGATTTAACCTTTCAGACGGGTTATGAGAACTATTCGCAATGGCGAATAAAAGAGATTCTAAAAGAAGTTGGTTTTAGATTAGAGCCTCTATATGTAGGATACAAAGCTCTTCGATACCGTCCGTGTCAGAGGTATTGGGTAGTAAATATCCTCACAGGAGAAAGAGTAGGCAATTCATACAACGGTTTTAGTTTTGAGGATTTGAGATATGTACTTGCAAGATGTGGATATTCATTGCATAGTCAACATTATAATCCCACCAGAGATAAGGACGGCAGACGCACTTCTTGTAAGGAGTTTCTTGAGCTTGTAGAAAGCCTTCCTGATGAAAAGGAGGACTTAATATGAGTGTAGAGATTAAATTCATCGGTACTAAAGAGGTTGCCGAAGCACTCGGTTGTTCCTTGCCTACTGCACGCAATATTATGTTGAGAGCAGATTTCCCTTTAATACGGGTAGGTAAAAATCTTAAAGTTGAGCTAAATGCTTTTCTTAACTGGTCGCAGAAAAGAAGGGTATGAGCATTTAAAGCATTTACATAATATTTAAGCAACCGTATTGACACAAAAGATTTAAGGCTATACAATACTGATATAGTAAAAATCTTTTGTGCTTTACGGTTTGGAAAGGAATGGTTTTTATTAACACAAAAAGCACAAAACCTAAGTCTAAATGTAATAAACTTGATTACGGTGACGGTTCTGTATACTATGTTAAAAGCAGAAAATGCTTTGCAGGTCAGATAACGCTTGAAATTAACGGTGAAAAAAAACGCAAGACGGCTTACGGTAAAACCGAACGCATTGTTAAGAATAAGTTGTTTGAATATCGTATTCAGGCAAAAGCAGGATTTTTTGACGAACCCGATAACACAACTGTCTATGAGCTTGCCGAAAAGATGATTGAAGAACAATTCTCTCTTAATGAGATTAAGCAAACTTCATATGACCGCAAGAATGAAACCTTAAAGTCAATGAGTCCTATTTATGATTTAGCAATGCGTGAGATTACGGAAGATGTAATAAAGCATTTTTTCATTTCTAAAATCTCTTATTCGCAGTCATACTTGGATAAAGCATATCAGCTTTTAAAGTCAGTTTTCAATGAAGCTGTAAGGAAGAAAATTGTTACAGAAAACATTATGCTGAACATCAGAAAGCCAAAGTCAAAGCAGGAGCTTGTAAAAGTAAGAGCATTGACTGTTGATGAACAGAAAAAGCTGATAGATGTTCTCAAAAGCGAGGATATACGCTATTCGGAACAAATGCTTTTGTCAATGTTTACAGGCATGCGTATGGGCGAAAGTAACGCCTTAGAGGTAGGAGATATAAACTTTAATGACCGTACAATTAGAGTTTGTAAAACTGTCAGCAGAGGTCTTAACGGTAAAACATATATAAGTAATTCCACAAAGACTAAAGCAGGTATGCGTACAATCTATTTTAATGATGATATGGCTGATTTTTTAAAACAGTGTATCGGAGATAAAAAAGACGGTCTTATATTTGCTTCAAGTGTGGATAAACTTGTCACAACTAATCAGGTAAATTATCAATACGCAAACACGCTGAAAAAGTATGATATACTTGATAAGAGTGTTTACGGAAAGGTTGATTTACATTCACTTCGTCACACATATGCAACAAGATGTATTGAATCAGGTATGCCTGCAAAGGTACTGCAAAATCTTCTCGGTCATACTGATATAAGAATTACGCTTGATACATACTGTGATGTTTTCCAAAAATACAGTATGGAAAATCTTGCTGTAGCTGACAGCTATATGAAGAGCAATAACATTGCAATAGTATGACTGTCCGAAAATGCACTGTCAACTTTACTGTCACACCATAAAAAGCCGATAAATAAGCCACTTGTCAGGGTTACCTGCACCAACAGCCGTTTCTTATTGTAGGGACGGCTGTTTTGTATCGCATTGTCGGTCTGTTTTATGGTGATTTTCAAAATATTTGAATTAATTTTGAATAAAAAGCGAAAATCATGTTGACAAATCCGAAAATATGGTATATAATAATCAAGCTGTTGTTATTAAACAACATTTCGAGGTGTAGCTCAGTTTGGTAGAGTGCTTGGTTTGGGACCAAGATGCCGCAGGTTCAAGTCCTGTCACCTCGACCATAGAAAAAACCGCATTAGAAAGCCATTTTTAAGCTTTTTAGTGCGGTTATTTTTTTGCCTTTTATCTGCTAAAATATGTTAAAATACAAGAAAAACGGTTAAAAATGTTAGGCAAATGCAAGGCAGAAAAAGTTGTGATATTCACCTCACCTTTAATTTGTAAACTGTATCCGTGAGCTCAAAAGGATTGCGACAGAAAATAATAAATAATAACAAACTCCCCTCACTCGCTTTTTACGGCGGATGAGGGGAGCAAATCAAAGAAACACAGCAAGTGACAGTAAAACAATCACAATTATTAAAATTAAAATCAATCTACAAGTAAAATTTCTTTTAAAATTGTTGACAAACCTTACACTAATGGATATACTAAGTATAGAGGATATCCTCTGTGAAATTAATTTTCTAAATTGATTGGGCTAGATAGTCCGTGAGTTTAATACTCTAAACTAAGGAGCAAAGCATTATCGTTTTGCTCCTTTTTTATTTTTCTTTACAATTAAAGATTTTTTCGCTCCATAATGTACAATAAATTTAGATAAAAAATTAGGTTTATTTTTACCATCAAATCTATAGCCGAAAGATACCGCACCATCAGTTATGTTGCCTAACAAACCAATTTTATATAAGTCAGTAATGACTGCCTTTAGATCAGATATTTTATCATACTGTCCTTTGTTTTTTTGGTAGAAATCGTTAATTTCATTATACATAAACTGTGGTTTATTAAAATCGGATATCAAATCAAATATCTGTTCAATAGTAGCAGGTTCATAGTATATTTTTAATTCGTTTTTAAATTCTCCGATAAAATACTGTGAATAACGAGCCATTGCGTCACGGTAAAATGAAGGCTGAAACGCTAATGAATCAGGATTTTGTTCCTTGATAATATTCAAAAAAGCTATTATATCCCTAGGTCTACCTAAACTTCTACTTATAAGATAATCCATATGATATAAATTATCAATTTTATTTGAGAAGAATTTCATATAAATATCCTTATCTGAAATACTTTCATCAATTTTTGCAGAAACTCTAATTTTATTTAAAATCATTTTTGAAATATCATAATCCCACTGATTATGCCGCGTTTTTTCACACCAATCTATGTGTATTGAAGAATCAGTAATTAACTTATTTATATTAGAAGAATGCGCATTTAGCTTATCTAATAAATCATCTCTTATAACTACAATAAGTTTTGATTTATATTTTCTTAATTTTCCATTAAGGCTATTTGTAGAATTTAGATAATTGATTAAAAATTGTTTAAAATTTTCGCTGGACAAGTCATCTTTTTTCTGTTCGTCTAAGTCATCACTAATCAGAATAATTGATGTATATTTTAAACATTTGTAAATCATTTTTTCTAATTCAGGTACCACCTCATAGGCATTTTTCTTCTTATATTCTTTTTCATTTTCCTTTTTATTTTCAAAAATGCGTTTTCCTATAAAACCCCTGAAAGACGATTCCACATCAAAACGTTCTGCTTCAGAACTTTTAGATTTTATTGCGTCAAAAGAATAATTTCCATCTGGGTATCTTTCCTTATAGAACTTAAGAAGTTTTTTTCTTGCTAGCGTAAAAAGAATTGCTTTTAATGGATTTTTACAAAATAAATCTTTAGCAGATATTTCAAATATCAGTCTTGCTATTTCAATAAGTATTATATATGTGTAAAAAGGTTCAGGTTCATTTCCAGAAGTTGTTTTACCTACCTCAACTAATGAATTTAAGTTAATCTGATTACATTTTATTGTTTTTGCAAATTTTCCTTCTTTTTTTGCTTGATTTTCTAAATATTTTACCAAGTAGGTTTTCCCTGAACCTTTTTTTCCTTTTACTATAAATTTATCATCATTATTTTTCAAAAGAGAATAATCACAGTGCCTATCATAAAAATAATTTTGAAAATTTTCGTTTGCAGATTCCTTTTCTCCATCAACATTACCTAAATCTATATCTCCTAGTTTAATATCTTTCAAACCATCAATTCCGCCCATAATTATTCCTCATTTTACAAATTTTTTATTATTTACAATTATATAATATATGTGATAATAAATCAAGTGAAAACTCCCCTCACCTATCTTCAATGACAGTGTGAGGGGAATATTTTTGCAATTATGTGTTTGGTTTTGTTATGTATTTATTTGATTTTCGCAGTGTAATCAAGGGCAATCCAGCCGGCACCGCTTTTGAGCTTGCCCCACTTTTTTGCGCCTGTGCCTGATTTTTCGGCTACGATTGTGTACGCTCCGCCTTTGGCAATTGAACCGCATACGGGATAGTTTGTGCCTGCACCTTTACGGATATTCACACCGTCATTTGCGGTAATCCTGACAATGTACGGTTTAAACGCTTTTGATGTGCTCGGCTTTGATGTTGTCGGCTTCGATGTCTGCGTAGGCTTTGTTGTGCCTGATGAGCTTGCCGACTTATACTTATAGCCGAAGTATTTACACATACCCTTGCAGATTGCCTCAGCGATTGCGTTTGTGTTGTTCCTGATCCAGTTCGAGCCTGTCACGGTGTCGTGAAATTCACACTCAACATACACGGTTAATGCCTTCGGCACATTGATTTCGTAGAGGTCGGTTTTGTAGCTGACTGAATCGTCCTTGCCGGGCGAGATTGCTCCGAGGGCAGACTTTACCGCCTCGGCAGCCTTTCTGCCGTTTGAGTTCAGGCAAAACACTCTTGTACCGCCCGTATATTTGCCGTTAAAAGCGTTGGTGTGAATCGGCATATGAATGTCTGCACCGAACTTGTCCGATTCGGGACAGCGTGTCTGCATAAGCGTTCCCGACTTTGCAACCATAACCTCAAAACCGCAGCGCTTGAGAGCTTTGGCTGTTGCGGCGGCAATTTTGTCGCACTGAGCCATTTCATTTGTACCGCCCGTTGCATAGGTGTTCCTATTCTGATTTGACGGGCTGAGATAGATTCTTTTTACTGACATAATATTATTCCTCGCTTTCGTCTGTTTTTACTTCGACTGTTGTCTTTAATCTCTTGACGATTGATACCAAAAATTTTGGCAATGGGATTCCGATTTCCGAAAGGTTTTCAAGGATTGAAATTAATTCGTTGATGATAAACCAAATCGTAACAATCATACCGATACAGTAGTTAATCCGCAGGTCGATTCCGCAGTTGACAAGTGCCGAGCTGATGAGATAGTCGGCAACAATACCGACCGCTACGGCTACGATATAACCTACCTTTTTGATAATACCTGTTACACCGACACGGCTGTTCAGCGTGTGACTGATGTATGCCTGTGCCATTCCTGTGATGTAGTCGATAATCATTACCGCAATCATCACCGCAAACGGCACAAGCAAGATGTTGAGATATGCAACGATTGCACCGCATACCGTTGCAAATAACGCCTGTAAAATGTTTTCTTTCATTGTTTACACCTCGCTTTCTGTCGGCTCGTCAACGGTTGGGTCTGTTCCCCATACCGTCATAACTGCATTGTAATATTCGTCAGACAGCACCGCTCTGAGCTGTTCTCTGCCCGATTTGCTGTTCATGTATGCGTTTCGGATGTTTCCGCCTACCTGCATTTCTTCACCGTTAAAGGTCAAAAACTGCTGTCTGAGTACCGACACGCTGTCCTTTGTGAGCATATCGAGTGTGATTTTTTCTTTAAGTTCCATTTTTCATACCTCCGTTATTTTTATATTTTGTAAATCAAAGAAAAGTTTACCTGCTCATCAGCGACGAAATTATAAGCCTGTTTATTGAGCGGAGTAAACTGCAGCCAAGCCGATTTGGTTACACTTCCCCTGAACATTCCGCCGTTTTTGCTTATGCCGATATCGTGAACAATCACATCCGATTTGTTTGAAAACGGCATATTGAGCAAAGATATTGCAGATGTTCCGCCTAAAGATGTTGCGTTCATAATGACGGTGACATTTACAATAACGATATCGCCAATTTTTTCATAAAGGCAAGTTGCAGATTTTATTTTATCAATCTGAGTAGAGTACGGAGTAAGAGTAGCTGTACCAAGTTCGATATTTGACGAATCGTATTTTGAGCCGATGCTTATATCCATACGGGTTAATCTTTCATTAAGGGGTTTGTTGTCAGCTTTTGCGTTAAGTAGAGTGTCAACCTCATCCGACGAGTAGCTGTCGGCACTATCCCAGTAGTTGTCGGTAAGATACTTGATACTCGGATAATTTTGAGTATAGTCGGTAATCTGAGAGGAATCACTTACCTTGTTTGAGTTGTCTTCTTTTTTTGCCAACAAATTTAGCATTTCGGTTTTTGTATAAGCGTTTACAATGCCATAGCCAGCAAGAGTGCTGGTTTTATCGGCTTTTTTTGCAAGATTTGTGTCAACCGTATCAAGCCTTGCTCCGAGTGAATTATGATTACCTCTTGCCGTGGTTATTTCGGTTTCAAGTGCAATTGCTCCGTCTGTTGCCCGTTCGATTCCATCATCCATATGATTGAGGTTGTCGGCAGTCAGTGGAGTTGCTGTTGAGGGAGTATTTTCCCAGTTCATTCGTGTGTATTTGTTCAATTTCTATTCTCCTTTCGCTGTAATTTTGTCTGTGAGTGCCTGTATGCCTGTAAGCTCTCTCGATAACACATATGATGTCACGGTTGCGGTTTGCGGAGTGCCGTCAGCGTTATATGCATAGTTGCCGTCAGCGTCGGTTACATAATATTTAATCTGTATCATATCGCCCGGTTCAACCCACAGTCTGCCGTCAAGGGTTGCCTCGATAGGCTTATAAATTTTATGGTGTATTCGCTTGCCTGTATCGCCTGAAAACAAATTTTCAAACTTATGTATCCACGCACCGCCTGCGTTATCGTTTTCCTGCCATACAAGAATGTTATCTGTCATATCATAGGTTTTACCGCTTAAAAACTTGTAGCTACGCACCTTTGCGGTTCGTGTAGAACCTCCGATTGCAAAGTCAACAGTCCCGTATGTACCGCTTGATTTTTCGTCAGCGTTGAATGCCTCGTAAAAGTCATATTTTTCTGCTTTTGTTGTATCGGTTTCAAGGTTGATAAAAACAATGTTGCCGCCTTTTCGGTTATCGGGTTTAACAAAAGCAAACACACCGAGCATTTCCGCTGTATAATTAAGCAATTGACCGTAATTAACCTTTTCGGAATCATTAAGCCATACTTTGTTAAAAATTTTCATATTCTTAACAGTCAGATTCTCAACCTTGTTGATAACCTCGTTAAGTAAACGGTCGGATAAAAAATGGGCGTCAGGTTGACCGCATAGGTTAGTGAATTTTTCAGAAACCATTGCCAACAGATTATAGACCGAAATGCCGTCAGAATTGTTATTCCAGAGCTTTTGCAGAGCGTTCGTACAATCGGTTTCATAAAGTTGTGAAGTCACATCATAGGCGGTTATGCTGATTTTGTTCTGATCCGTTTTATTGACCTCGGCTTTGTCAATCATACCGTTAAAAATGCACCACGACTTTGTTGTCACGGCTTCGCCCGGATAGAGTGTGTCGCTTGGATATAATGAACTGCTCGGCAGTATCGGAGAACCTGACGGAAAAGTTTGTGTCAGCTTAACTAAAATCCAACAACCGACAAGTTTTGAAACATCAAAGGTTCTGTCAACGGTGTTCAGCAGTCCAATCTTGAACTCAGAGGCAATGCAACCGCCAAACTTCAACTTATTTTCGTCACAAATCGACTGTTTAAGGCTCATACTTTCGCTTTCAATGTTGGTTTCGGTGATGACATCAAACTTGCTGTCAGATGAAAAGATTTCGAGCTTGTTTGAAATCAGCTCGTTAATAATTTTCTGCTTATGCGTACTTGAAACGGATAGCAATCTGTCACCCCCTTAATACTCAATAAAAGTGAAAGTCACGGCATTGTATATGATGTTGTTTTTGGTGATTTTCTTGACCTGATAGGTGATGTCGGGCATATAGGCGGTCATTGTGCGATATGCAAGAAGTTCATCGTCCCAATACTCGACACGGATTTTACGCTGTTGAGAGTTGTCCCACGAACTATTCAAAGCACTTCTAATCGACTGCATTTGTGCAAGGGTGAGTTCGTCAACGGTTGTAAACTCAATTCTCGACTTGTAATTTGGCGAAGTTGTTCGGTGCAGAAGATTGTTGCTGTCACGGTATGCCTTGATTTCGGTTCTCTGGAGCGGAGTGCCGTTGTAGTTATCCTTTGCAATAAGCTCGTGCGGAAACAGCTTACCGCTCTTAGGGAACCTTATTAAATAACCTTTAAAATTTGCCACATCATCATCTCCTAACCTAACGCACCGACACCGTGACGCTTTTTGACTGCGTTGTTGCGTTTTACAATGTTGTTAAAAATCACTTCGCCGTCAAGATTTACAGTAAGGTTAATGTCACCGCTGTCACCTGTTGAGCCTATCTCTGCCATAGCCTCAATAAGTGCCTGTTTGATAGTTGAAATCGGCGAAACAACCTCAGCCTCACGCTTGTTATCACCGAGTACGGCAAGAAATTCACCGTAATTTGCCGGAACAACCGTGCCTGTGGCAAGTCGGGGAACCGTAATGTTAGGCAGTCCGACATTGCCGTTTACACTTCCTAACGCTTCATAAGCAATCTTTGCCGCTGTACTCATTCCGCCTGAAATAGCACTGCCGAGACTGTTGAACGGACTAACAAAATTGTTGATAAAGCCTTCCGTTTTGCCCAAAATCGAATTAAAAGAATTTGTAAACACATTTCCCAAGCTGTCCATACATATCATAAGGTGAAGTTTCATGGAATTAATACCATTAATCAATCCTTGCATAACATATACACCTGTTTTGTATGTTTTCTTTGACGGTGAATGACAGTCCACACCGTCTTTGCCGTTAAGAGCGTCAAGATATGTAGAGGCTGTTTCAAGACCTTTTTTTCTAACATCTCCGATATATTCCTTGACACCTGTAGACATGCCAAAAACCATATTTTTGCCTGAATCCTTGGCAGCTTGTGTAAGATTATCCAAAGACTTCCATTGAGATTTTTGAACCTGTTCGGTGCTGATAAGACCTGCATTATATGCCATAAGGACCGCAGAGGCATCACTGTAATTACCGTTTACAACTGCCTGCATTCGCGCAAGGTCTGAACTGTTAAGCTCGAGCTGTGCCGCCTTTTCACAGGTTTCATCGTAACCTAAACTTGCTTCGTCAAGTTTGCTTTTCAGTTCTTCGTATTCATCTTTCAACTTTCCGTAAGAGGTGTTTGCTTTTCGGTCAACACTCTGTAATGTCCAAAAATCAGGAACATCTAAATTGAGATTATCATAGTTCCATTTTTTCTTAAATTCATCAAGAGCCTGTTGCGCTTGTTTGTACTTAACAGCCGCATCACTCACGCTCTTGTTTGATTTAATCATCGCCTTTGAATTTTCTTCCATAAGGTCAGAAATTGCACTTGAACTTGCAACCTGCTTGTACTTCAAAATAAGTTTGTCAAGTTTTGTTATGATTTCATCGGTATTACCGTTTATACGAATTTTGCCTTTATCATCTTTTGATATGTACTTATCCCAAGCTTTTTCAAATTCAGGGTACTTGTCAGAAAAATACTCGCCGATAGTTTCAAGCTCTGCCTGTTCCTCAGGGGTAAGATTAGCCTTCTTCAGCAAATCATCAAGTCGCTTTTTGTAGTTATCAATAACTCCCATATCCGCGGAAGTATTATCAAGCGATTCTTTGATTTCGTCGCATAAAGTGCTGACATCTTCTTTACACTGATTAACTGCATCAACATAACCCTGCATTTCTTCTGTTGCCTGTTTAAATCCGAGCTTTTCAAGTTCTTCGTCATTAGCAAGTTTAATAGCAGTCACAAGACCTGTCAGCGCACTTGCAACACCGCCTACAACAGCAAGGACAGGGTGCGTGCTAAAAACAGTAACCATACCGTCTATTGCGTTTTTTATCCTGTCTATGCCTTTTGCAATAGCTTGTGCAGTTTTAAAAATCACAAGAGCTGTGCCGAAACTGACTAATGCTCCTGCAAGCGCCTGCAAAGCGTCTGCGCTTATTGAACCTACCATTTTACCCAAAAGCTCTAACGCTCCTGCAAGGGCTTCTACAAGTTTCGGAACTGCTTCTTCAATTGTCCATTTTGCAAGTGGGAGAAGAATATTCTTGTATGCCTGTTTCAGCTTATCTCCGCAGGCTTTGAGCAAATCCCTGAACGCCTGTCCGAGGTCGGCAACAGCTGATACAAGCGGTGACAAATCAAGACTTTCAAGCCATTCAAGGCGAATCTCTGACATATCGCTCAAAAAGCCTGTGATATCTTCAACAATGCCAAGGATTGCTTCCCAAATCTTTTTGCCCGATTCATTTTTGTCCCAAGCCTGTTTGATTTTAGTCCGCAGAGTTTTGGTGTAGTTGTTGCAGTTTTTGATAATATTCAGAATATTAGTCCAAATTCTCTCACCGGTGCCGTTATTCCAAACTTTGCGAAAATCCTCTGCAATCGTATTTACAAGTTCAAGCAAGCTGTTCCATTTGTCGATAATGGATTGCACAACCTCGTCACCAAGTCTTGCCTTATTCCAAGCCTTTGTAAACGCTCCCGAAATATCACCGATGATATCAAAAACATTTTTCAAAAGCTGTTTGATGTTTCCGATAATCTTTTCGCCTGTGCCGTTTTTCCACACTCTCTTCCACGATTCACCGATTGAAACAAAAGCATTTTTCAGATTATTCAAGGCTCTTTTAATGCTGTCAAAAACCTTGTTTGTACGCTTTTCAATCGCTGTTGCGGCAGTATCAAGTGCGTTAACTGCGGCTTTAGAGGATTTCTTTGTGGGGCTGTTTACTGCTGTGCTGTCATCTGATGAACTGTTTTCAAGGCTCATCACATTGAGCCTGTCAAATCCTTGAAGATTGTCTTTAATTTCCTTTGTCTTTTTCGATGTTGTGGCAAGTGCAGAGTTTGCACTCTTTGTTTCATCGGTGAGGTCTGTCATTTCAGAGCTTGCGGAATTTGCGGAATTGTCGGTTGCAGATGAATAGCCGAAAACCTGTTCCGTAAAGCTTTTGAATTTTTCCGTTGCAACATCTAATTTTTCGATAAAGGAATTAAGATTTTTTAACAGCGGAGAAAACACATTGATAAGACCTTGACCGAGTGTAGCTTTCAGGCTGTCAAGTCGGAGCTGTAAAATTCTTGTCTGATTCGCCCAACTGTCCTGCGTTCGGGCAAAGTCACCCGTCGCATTGGCGAGCTGGTCTTGAACAAACTTGTAACGCAATGTTACTTTTTCGGCTTCGGTCATTTTAGCTGTGGTCTTACCGTAACCGTTTGCAAGGGCATAGCTGTCAAGCGCAGTCTGTGTCATTACGATGCCTAAATCTTTTAAAGTTTCGGTTTCGCCCGAAAATACTGATTTAAGTTTTGTATAGGCTTCGTCCTGTCTGATGTTGTAGAATGAAGCAACATCGCCTGCAAGTCCTGTCAGCGTGGTTGACATATCATAGGCTTCTTTCTCTGTAAAACCGAAAGCCTCAGCCATTGAGCCGAAAGTACCGACATACCGCTTTGCCATTGTTTCGGACAAACCAAAAGAATTAGCTGCACTTTTTGCCCACTTGTCAACCTGTTTTGTCATTGCCGGAAAAGTAACATCAACAACATTCTGCACCTCCGCAAGGTCAGAACCAAGCTCAATGCACTCTTTGCCGAAATTTGTAATTGCATAAGTGCTGAAAGCAACAGCGGCAGTCTTTGCAAAGGTCTTAAGCTGATTTTTTACCCTTTCGATTGATTTGGTAACAGTAGTATTAACCTGTGCCAAACCGCCGTTAAAATCCGATGTATCAAGTTTCGTGTCAAAATTCAGATAACCGTCAACCGCCAAATTTTCACATCCTTTCATTTAAAAATGGGCATAAAAACAGCGCACACCGTTATGATGTACGCTAATAAAATTTTGCAAAAGAACAGCCACCCCGTTTGGAGTGGCTGTTTCGTTTTATTCAATCATTGATTTCAGCTCATCCATATGCTCTGTAACACTTGCGACTTTATCAGTGCCAAGAGAATATTTAGCCAAATCTATCTCACCGCTAATCCAACGGTCATTATCAGTTGTCGGAAGATTTTCATTCTTCAGAATATAATCACCGAGGTCATTTTCAATCTCATCGAGCTTTGCTTCTGCTTCTTCGGCAGTAAGTGTTCCGTCAACATAACTCTGCATATATTGAATGGCTTTTTTTGCTGAATTGATTGCAACATTACTGTACTTAGCCACCTCAGTTGTTACCATTTCGGAAGTTTCAGCCTTTATATCGGTGTTTGAACTGCTTTCCGCTGTTGTACCGCAGCCAACAAGCGATACTGCAAAAACTGCGGTTAATGCTAACGCTATGAGTTTTTTCATCATTCATCCTCCTAAATGTTAAAACAATATAATTTTTACTTAATCATACACTAACATTTAGAGAATGTCAACAATATGTGATAAGATACTACACTACACAAGCGAATTTATGAAGTCAAGTTCTTCTTTATCTTCTGCTGTGAGTTTGGGCTTTAGGTCGATAAGTTCTTTATGTTCGCTGTAAAAATCCCGTTCGGTTTTGTCGAGCTTTTTATGCTTTGCCTTTTTGGTGCGTATTGAAATCACCTGTGTAAACAAGCCGTCGCCCACTTCATTGAACAAGCCGAGAAAAGTCCACCAGTGCATATAACCGACTGTGCGTGTTTCCGCTCCTGCAACCTTATTGAGAGCAGGGAAGATTATATGTCCGTCCTGTTCCCAATCAAGCACACGGACGGGGAGCTGTTTGCCCTGCGGAATATCTCCGCCGTCAAGATACCAAGTTGCCCTGTCAAGTGCCTTTTGGTAATTTTCGGGAATCTCCTTGTAAAGGCACTCGACACACACTCGGCATTTTTCAAAATCGTTCAGATCATCGTCTGCATAGGCTTTGAAAATCAGCAGAGCAACACGGAAGTCGGAATTGATTTCGTAGTTTCTGCCGTCAACCTCAAGGCTTTTCGGCAGTAATTCAATCACTTTTTCACCTGTGAAGTGTATTTGCCGACTTTCTTATTGGAAATTTTCTGTGCCGATTCAAAATCAGCCTGCATAACAGGAATAAGCACTTCAAGGAAGTTTTCAAAAATCGGCTTACCGCCCGCAAGTGAAAGACAGTTAATTTCACCAAAGGCAACCGTGCAGACATCCGAACCGAAAATGTAGTTAATCTGTTCTCTGATGTCCTTGTCACACTCGGTGATAAGCTGAATTGCGTCTGTGTTTTCAGCTTTTTCAGCGTTTTCATACTTCTTCTGAATCTGCTCAATATTCTTGACTGCCTCGTTGAGCCTTGCAAGAATGCCAACATCCGCGGTATTGATACGGATTACTGCGTTTTCGTCATCGCCAATCTGATACTCCTTGTAACCTCTGTCAAAAACAAGTTTCTGCATAAATCAATCCCTCCCCAAAGATTAAACCGTTGCGGTAAAGGTCGGCACTTTCTTCTCAATTGTAGCCGTACCCTGCTGTCTGTCGCCGTTAAATGCGATGTTGAACGGAATGTTCACACCGCCCTGAGCACCGCCGTAGGACTGTGGCTTTACGATACAGGTTTCAGTCCAAGCGTCATACGGACCTGTCTTTTTGTCTACTAAAACTTCAAGAATTGCAGTCTTGCAGTCATCACCTGTAAGGCGGTTCATTGCAATATCCTTAATCTTTTCATAGATTGCATCGCCTGTGTTTGCGTAATAAGTGTCTGCGTCAATTGACGGTTCATAGCCGTTATCGTTTACAACGGTTTCATCAAGAATGTTCTTGAGTGTTTCTGTGTCGGGGTTGAGTTCAACGGACATATCTTCAATATCTCTGCCAATCAAAAACCACTTAGGGGTTTCGCCTGTGCCGAACGAAGCGTCAATGTAGTGCATAAGATAACTTCTTTTGAGTTTACCGATATCGGGTGTTGTTGCCATAATTAAAATTCCTCACTTTCGATTTTGTAATCTGCGGTAATTTGTAACTGATGCATCACATTACCAATTAAATTGCTGTCGGGTATGTCATAAAGCATACCGTTTGAACAGGTTATTTTTGTGAGCGTACCTGCAAGCTCATTGTTGCCAACCGTTACGGTCAGCGTTTGCCCCTTTGCCTGTTTTTCAAGCCACAGCTGTAACTCGTTAATAAGTCCGCTGTTGGCAAGGCGGTCATAGTCATTAACCGACTGATAAACAGCGTACAAGATGAATGTGTGCTGTCGCTCCTGATTGCCGAGAACATCGGATTTAATCAGTGTGTCGCCTGTCGGAGATAAGCCGTAGCTGTCGGTGTCAGGGGTTGTGTAGTCAATGTGCAGGACATCGTTCAGCTTTGGAAAGCTCATCACAATGCTCTGCATAAGTTCAATTATGTTCATTCTGCCGTACCTCCTGCCACTTTAGCAGCACCCTGTAAAATCTCTTTTTTACGGTCAGCTTTCATTCGTTCAAACCACATCTTGCCGGCAAGAGGGTGCTTTGCCCGAGAATAAACAAGCATTTTACCTGTGGGGTGTTTCTTCTGTCCTTTAGGGCTGAAATAGCCCACAATAACACCGTTTTCCTTAATCGGGATATTAGGACCGTAAACCTTGCCGTAGTAGAGATACCTCGCATACGGTGTGTTCTGATGAATTTCACCCGAGCCTATAACCGTTGAGAGGGTTGCCGACTTTTCAAGCACACCGTTTCTGAACGGTGTATAGGGTTTCATCAATCGTAAAACCGTGCTGTCAACATACTTTTGCACCTTTAACACATCGGCATTTTTGCGGACTGCAAACTTTTTATCCCAGAGGAAACCTGCCGTACCGTTTTTCGATTTGATGACAAAATCGGGCGGTTGAACAATCTTCATGCAATCACCTCGCCGAAATTTTGATGTGCTGTAAATCGGTTACGCCGTAGAGCTTTTCATCAATCGACATAACCGCATAGCACCTCTGTTTTTGCTTTAGCGTTTTAAGGCTCTGTGACACGCTCTGAGGGTTTGAATTATCAAAGGTAAAATTACTCTCGCCCTTAATAATAATGTCCTGTGTGCTGTTCTGAGGAGTGCATAGCTGACCTGCAAAAAGGTTTTCGCTCGGCTCTAAAAAGTCGGGCAAAAGCCCTGCGGATTCAATCGGAATATACACCGTCACGCTGTCAGCGTTCTGCATTCCGCTTTTAAGCACATTGCGAGCCTTATTCTCCTGCCAATGACATTCGGGAATGAAATATCGGTCATAGCCTGAGCCGTTGAATCTGTAGATTGTGCAGGAGCTTTCAGGGGTAATAATCATCTGCGACCACCTCTGTACAGCAAATCGGTGTCGGCAAGATACTTGTAAATTGTGTGTCTGACAGCCTTTTTATGGGCGGTTTTACGCTCTTCTTCGGACACATAGCTTACGGATTCATCACCGACGCTTGCAGATGAAATTCCTGAATTTGCGGACTGTTTTTCATCGTTATATACAAGCTCTGCAAGCTCACAACAGCAGAGTTTTACGCTTTCGGGAATATTGTTCCCGTCAACATTTTCGCCTGTGTATGCCTTAATGAGCAGGGTCGCAGAGCGCGCATAATAATCAAAGGCGGAGACAATGACCGCCTTTCTGCCACAGAGATATTCAGAGATGTAATAGCCTTCATCGGCATAAGCGGTCATAGTAACACTCCTTTAAGCCTCTACGGCTGAATGGCAGTAGATACCTGCCTTTTTATTCTCGTAAACATCGGCAATACCGACCATACGATAACCAAACTTCCAACCGTCAGAACTCTGATTAACTGACGGCTCAATAACCTTTGTGTCAAGGTGCTTTGTGAACTGAATCGGAGCAGAGCCGTGAATAATCATAAAGTTGATATTCTTGCCCGAAGTCGCCTTTTTGTAACCGCCCTTTTCCTTGCTTGAGGATGTGCCGTCAAGCTGTTCAATTGCTGTATAGAATCTTGACTGCGGCACAAGTGTGGTATCTGCAAAACGGCTGAGAACCTCCCTTGACTTTGTTGTGTCAAGGTCCTGCACAAGACCGTAAAGCGGTGATGTGATGAAAAGGTGTCTGTTCTCGAAAGGAACTTCGTCCTCGTCCATTTTTGTTGAGGCTGTGCGGAGAGCCCTTACAACCTCTTCGCCTGTTGTGAGAGTTGCACTCACGGAAGAAATACCGCTTGTACCGGCATACTTTGCAAAGCGGAAAGCGTCAAGCTCGGGAACAACCTTTGTGCGGATAAACTCGCCCGAAAGTCTGCCGAATGCAATGCCTGCCGTTTCTGCGTTGTCCATTGTGTCAACCGTGAACATTCTGCCACGGTCAAAGTTACATTTCACGGTTTCGTTTGTAAGCTCAACATCGCCGTCAACATAACCGCTGTTGCGTGAGTAGTCTGCAAGACCGTCCATTGTGAGCATCGGAATGATAAGCTCGTTTGCGTTAGCGCCCTGTGTTGCAAGGTCTGACGCACCGTCAATTTTGCTTGTGAGTGCAGACTGCTTATAGACCTCATCAAGCAACGCTGTGTACTGTTTAAAAAGTGCAATTGTGTTTGCCATAATAAAATCACCTCATAGATTTAATAAAATTATTTCTTTTCGGCAGAAAGTCCCATAGCCGCACGCATTGACGCAAGCGGATTTGAGCCTGTACCGCCGTTACCTGTATCGGTTGCACCGACAGGATTCTGAAAAGGCTCATCAGAACCGAACATATAGCCGTTTTCGGACTTAACCTGTTCGAGAGCCTTTTTGATGTCATCTGCCTGATTTTTAGATGTTTTCAGGTTTTCAAGGTCAAGCAGAGCCTTGACAGCCTTTGAGTTTCTTGCACCGCTTTCCGAAATTGCACCGTCAAGCACTGAGTTAAATTCCATATCCGCAATCCTTGTCTGATACTCATTTTCCTTTGTTTCAAGTTCGCCGTTGAGCTTTTTGATTTCGCCCTTGAGCTCGTCCACATTGACACCCTCAAACTTTTTGAGTGCAGTCTGTGCAGTTTCAAGCTGTGACTTGTAGTTGTCCCTTGAGGTGCGGAGCTTTTCAACCTCCGACACGGTTTTGTAATTATCCGCAAAGGCTTTTTCAAAGTCTACCTTTTTATCTTCGGGAACTGTAAAGCCGATTTCGGAGAGAAGTGTGTGTATATTCTTCATAGTAAATCCTTTCTGCATAGCTTGTATTCCGCTTTGCCTGCGGTAGAAATTCAGCCGTTATAACCTACGACAGGGTAAAATAAAAGCACCTATGCAATCAAATGCAAGGGCGCTTAATCTGCTTTTTCTGTTTTAACTGCTTTGGTTCTCGGCTTTTTGGGAGCGTCAGACTTGACCTCTTCTGCAAAACCGCCGTCAATGAGTTCCTTTGCTCTCTGCTCGGAGCATTCAAAAACTTCATTCACAGGTCGGGTTACATAGCCGTTCTGCCTGTCGTTAAATGCTGTTGTTACTCTGATTTTCATTCTGTCACCACCTTTCTAAACCGGTCGAAATCGACGGGTTTAAATGCAAAAAGCACCCTATAATCAACATTGCTGTCGATTATAAAATGCTCAATTCGTAATTTTATGCTGTTTTTGTGAATTGCATATAACAAAACCGCCCTTTTTACGGAGCGGTTAGATTATGCCACTATCTTTTAGATATTGCATTTTTTGTTTCTCTCTAAGCTTACTGTAAAGTGCTTCAGCATCTTTAGCTTCTTGTGGAGCATCTTCACGCAAAGTGACATTTAAACCATTTGTTACAAGGTACGGCTTAAACGCATTCCATAGAGATTTTTGTTCTTCAGTTTGTATCAATCTCATACTATCATCACCCTAAAAGTTTGCTGACTCTGTACTCATTATACACTTCATCCATAGCTTTATCTTTTAAGCATTCAAAAGCATACTCACTTATATCCTCTATATTATAACCGTTATTTATCAATTTTTCAACCTTTGGAGCATAAATTTTATTAAGGTAATCGCAATATTCAAAATAATCGTTAATACCTCCGAATTTTGCTCTGTAATTTTTAGCGTCTTGCCAATGAATCAGTTCGTGAAGAATTGTACTCAATCTGTCTTGCGGACAAGCCAAGTTTTCTTGTAAGCCTGACAAATCACTTGTTGAAAAGTATGCTGAATTGACATTTAGAACATTTTGCATTGGCATATATGAAGCAATAGCATTTACTCGCATTTCTTCGGGAGTGACAATACAAATTTCAGGCTTTCCGCTTGTTTCAACCTCTCCGAGCATATCAAACGCTTTTCTCACTTGCATATCAAAATTATGAAGTTCTTTTCGTTTTAGCTTTACCTTATCTGAAATATAAACATTATCACACAATGTATTTGCCTTGTGGGTATCAATTGTAATTGTTTCGCCCTCAATTTTGCGTTCAAAAGTTTTTGATATATCTTCTTCAAAAACAGGTCTGTAATATTTTTGTTCATCAGTCTTCAAAGAAAATTGTTTTGCCTTTTCTTCAAGCGTATTCGCCCTATCGTGCCACTCATCGGCTCGGGTTTGGGCAATGCGTTTATTGTCCTCGTCAAGACTGTATTCGGCACGGCGGTCAAAGCGTTCTGCCTTTTTCGGGAGTTTTGAGCCTAAAGCATTTTTGCCGTCAACGGTTATTCTTTCCCATTGCTGAGGGAGGTTCATTGCTTTGGAAAACTTTACATATTCGTCCTGCCTTTGAAAATATCTGACCTTTGCGCCTGTGATTGTATCGTCATCTGCACCGCCCTGTGTGAGCAGTTCAATCTTCTGTCGGTCGGCACGCATTGCGGTTTCAAGCTGTCTTTGCCTTTGCCGTGCTTCATATGCCGTGTACTCTTTGCCGTTATACTCTTTCGGCGTGTTCTCTTCCTCGTTCATACGGTCAAGTTCTTCATCACTGTATGTCGGCTTGTCAACACCCTTGATAAACGGCGAATAGCTGTGATAGCAATTCGCACCGCAAAGTCCTGTGACCGTACCCAATCCGCAGACGGTTTCAAGCTCCTTTTTGCTGTACACTCTGCCCTGCCACACCTGATGTGTCGGTCTTGCACCACGGTGATAGCTGACCTCGAAATATTCCGTGCCGAGCTGTTCGGCGTTGTCCTCGTTGACCTTTGCGACAACCTGATTAAAGCCTGTCATCAACGCCCTGCGAACCGCCACATCAACACGATTGCTCCAACCGCTTGCATAATCAACGGTACGCAATCCGCTGTCGGTCATAGCTTTAACCGCTTTTTTAAGGACTGTGTTATAATCAACCGCACCGCTTGCAATCTGCATAAGTCCGTTGTCAAGAGAGCGTTGGTAAAAGTCCGCAAGCGGAGTAAATGACAGCGTATTGTCGGCATTTCTCATGGCGAATCCGAGTGAACCTGTAATGTTCCTGTACTCCGATTTTGTCTGATTTTTAACCGCCTTTACAAGTTGTTGCAACTGTTTATTTTCTGCATAAGGAATATACTCTTTGCCCTTGCCTGTATAAAGCTCCTCATTTCTTGCATATCCAGATTTCACGACTTCGTCATAGATTCTGTCGATTTCATCGTCAGACACATCGAGCGTGCTTTGAATAAGGCTGTCTATTTCATCCTTACTCACGCCCAATTCATACAAGCGGTTTATCTGCCAATCGGCAGCAGAGGTTATCTCCTCACCGTTAGCTTTCAAACGCTCCGTAAGGTCGGACATAATATTTAACTGTAAACTGCGGTACAACTGTTCCATAGCCGAGGGCAAAGCCTCAATTTCAGTCGGAGTGAACATTATTCGATAACCTCAGAGGACTGCGGAAGATTCTTTTTTGCTGTCTTTTCGTCCTCTCCATACCATTTCATTCTGTATTCCCACGCTTGAAGGATGCCGAGGTTTAAGTCCTGAATATCCTGCTTGCGTTCGGTTTCTTCATCGGTCAGAATACTGTCCTTGAAATCGCATACAAACGAATAACCGCTTGTTGTCAGCGAATTGTAAAAGGCAAGAGCATACACCAAGTCATCAAGGCAATAGCGAAGCTGTTTCTGAATTGCGGACACTGTGTTATATTTTCGGATTTTGGCTGACAAAACTTCCGTGGCAGTCTTTGCGACTGTTTCAGGGTTTGAAAGGTCACCGTATGCAAGACCGACCGCAAATTCAATCATACGCAAATATGTATTCAAGCCGTCCGTAATGTCGGACTGTCTGAATGCAGGCGAAAAGTCCTTGAACAGTTCTTCGTCACCCAAATCCACATCAACGGCACGGTACAAACGCCTGTTAAGTCTGTCGGCTTTGCCGTCCTTTAATGCGGCAGAATCAACATGAATCGCACGCTCTCCGCTTTCAAATTCCCAGTCAAGCCGTCCGAACTGCATGTCGGCTTTCTGAATGATTTCAAGTCCGCTGTCAAAAATCGACATACCGCATGATGAGCCGTCAACCGTGTTTTTAATCGGCACTCTGAAATAACCGAACGCAGGTCTTTTCATATCGGGGTATGTGACCGCAGGCGGTAAGTCTGCCCACTCGTCAATGACAGCGAGAGGAATTTCAGTACCGAGAACCTCGGATGATGACGAACGGTAAGCCGTGTTAGTAACAGTCAAGCCCTTGTCCTTATCAAGGCTGTGATATTCAAGCCTTGTGTAGTAGTTGTCACCGATTTTCTTGAATTCGGGGAAGATGACCTTTACAAGCCTGTGCTTTGTGTCAAACTCAATCGGCACAAAAGCATTTGCCGAGATATATTGCACCCTGTCACCGCCCAAAGGCTTGATGACCATTGCGCCTGTTGCAAGACCTGACTGTAACTCCGAATTAAGCTCCTCGGTTGCCGTTTCAAACAATTTTGACAGCGTTTCATTTGAGATGTTCACCGTCATTTCGTTAAGCGTAATGTTAGCAAACTCCCTTGTGATTGACTGCTCAAGCCTCAAACTGATGACATTTTCATCAAGCCACGGAGCTTTGCCGACATAGCAGTTTTGCCATATGCCGATAGCCTTTTGCATTTCTGCTGTAATCGCAAGCCGTAAATTAAGCGCCTGCCGAATATTTTCAAGCGGAAACATTCGCCTCCACACTCCTTTTAAAAAATCTATAAGTCCCATTATTCACCTCTGCGTTTCCATACTCTGTTCATTGCATATCTGACAGCGTCAATATGGTGGTTGTCCTTATCGGGATAACCGCTGATAACATTGCCGTCCTTATCACGCTCGTATTCATAGTCGAGAAACTCCTGTGCAGTATGCGGACAGCGTGTGTTATCAATCACAATCTCCCGTAAAGACTGCAACCACTTCATCGAGTAAACAACCGAACCCGGTCCTTTTTCTGCCGAACGAGCCATTAAACCGTCAGCCCTGTAATCGCCGACTGACTTCTGTTCTGCACTGTCGCAGGTAATCAAATCATTACTTGTAACTCCGTGCTTAGTTCTGAGCAATTCGGCTGTTTTTTTGTTGCTTGTCTTGTTGCAATGTTCCTCGTCAAAAATAATGAGCTTGTGTTGACTTGGAATATAAGTCATACAATCATAGGCAAACGGATCAGGATACCAGCCCCAGTCAACTCCTCTGTAAAATCTGTCAAAGGTTTGAATTTCGTCATCTGTAACCTCACGAATAACAACATTATCAAATACATTGCCGCCTGTGCCGTTAGCAATGCCCATATACTCGTTTTCATAGGCGGTAGGGTTTGTTTCTTTCAGGAACTCTGCGTCATCTATAAACGGCTTTCCGAGCCATTTTGACGGTACTGTAAGGTATGTACTCTCAATAACGAGCCTGTCTTGACGGGGAATTTTAATATACTTGTTCGCCCAGTTCTGTGCAGATTTCGGAGGGTTGAACGATTTAAATTTAAAAGCCGTGTCACCGCCGCGAATCACCGACTGTTCAATCTTTCTGACAGCTTCCTCGCCCGTGAACTGGTCAAGTTCTTCAAACCACACAACGCCGATATAGCCGAACGGTACTTTGATTGATTTAATCTTGCCCGGATCATCTGCTCCACGGAAGTATATTTTCTGCCCTGTGCTTACCCTCGTGATTTCGAGAGGTGACACGGTGCAGTTAAACTCGCTTTCAAGACCGAGAGCAGAGATTGACCACAAAATCTGCTGATACACCGAACTGCGCAGAGTGTCGGCTACCTGACGAAAAATACAGGCGTGCATATCCTCGTTCTTCATAAGCAAATCAATAACATTCAGACTGACGAAAGACGATTTTGTTGAACCTCTTCCGCCGGGGAAAACATATTCCGAATGTTCTTTACCCTCAATGTCAAAAAGCACCGACGAAAACGACGGTGCAACCATATTAGCCGGTATTCCTTTGTACTCTGAACCGTCACTTTTTGGCGGTTCAGCCTTTTTGCGTTCAATGTCGAGATAGGCATTGTCGAGCTTGATTTTATGATTTTCAAAAACATTGTCACGGATAATATTTCTTAATTCCTTAATAGACTTAACATCACCTGTTTTAGCCTTTTTGAGAAGTGCCGCATTTACAACGAGCAAATTATTGACCAAATCTTCGCCAATCTCATCAACATTAATTCCCATATCAATAAGCATTTCCCAGTCGGCAGGAGTGTTGGCAGGCAAGGAAAGTAACATATCCATAACCTGTTTCATACTCTTTTTACGGCGGCGTGACTTGCCCGAAGCCTTACCGCCCTTTGCTCCGTTTTTCACGGCTTCATCACGGCTTTGGTCAGATGTAAACGGTATTAAATTTTTCTCATTGGGCAATCACCTCACCTCTTTTATCTGATTTTCCCCCACAACACAAAACCGCCCTCAAACGAGAGCGGTCTGTGCGATTTTTTTATCTTAGGAGTTCTATAT